TCTAACTATAGCTCTAACGCTTAGTAATGCGGGTCTGAAGATGCGAGGAGCAATTGCAGGAGCTACATCAAGGGATTCAAGATCTTCTTCTGAAGCGAGGTCATCAAGAGGTGATTCTACGTCATCTGCGTCCATATCATCTTCAACGTCCATTACTTCAAGGTCATCGTCCTCATCTTCTTCATCCCTTACTACACTTGCAACAGGCATGAGATCATCAGGAAGTTCTACATCGCCAAGGTCAATTTCAATGACATCCTCATTTAGAATCCCAAGTGATGCTAACATTTCCTGAAGCTCTTTCTTGTCTGCATCACTGATTTCATCAGCATCTTCTGCAAACATTTTAGACTCAGTATCTTCTTCAGACATTGCATCGTCAATATTTTTTGCACGAGAATGTGAATCCATCTCTTCCTTGAGAAGATTAATATCCACATCATAAACTACTTCATTTAATCCCATCTTTGAGTTCTCCTGTGTATCACTCATAACATTATTTATCCTGTTAGATTTAAAACTATCATTACTATGTAATATTTTTTTAGCCGCTGAGTCTATAAGCTTTGCATTATTAGAACCCATACTGTTAACAGACTCAGCAAGTGCAGCCAGTACTGTTTTATTTTCTGAATTGGCACCTATTAAATTTGCCAGAGCAGAAAGAGCGCCATTATCAAGGTTTACATACTCATTATTTTCGTTTGACTCTTCTATTCCAATAGATTCCATTATAATAGACTCAGCATCTGAATCATTAAAATGTCTATCAGTTGAGTCTCCAAGAAGTTGATTATCTATAAACTCCCTGATCTTTGGTGTAACTGCATCGACTATTGCATTTTTAGCATTTTGCTCAGCGACCTCTCTAAGGTGCTTAGCCTCAGCTATTGCCTCTGTATAAATCTTAGATGTCATTATCAAACTGCTCCTTAAATAAAAAATTTCAGAAAAATAAACTTACTTAACTGTATATATTACCTATTTTTCTAAACATTCTGCTATGTACAAAGCTTTTTTTAGGTTTATCTGTTGTTTTAGAAAGCTTCTTTCATCGTCAGGTAAGGAAAATAAGTCAACTATTGACATAAATCTTATACCATCATCTACAGTATCAAGAGGTTTTCTTGAAAATCCAAACTGAGTTCCATCTCCACCCTTTTTACCTGGGCCAATTCTTGTAGATCCATGCTGTGTTGAAGAGCCTCCAGTAGAAGATCCTAGATTCGGATATAATGTATCACTTCCAAATGGAGAAATACCAGGTAAAGCCTTCGGGAGCTGTGTTTGTTCAGAGAATCCTACTGTAGAAAACTTGTTACTTGAATGACCAAGTGATGATACATCTGCACGAGGTCTAATTGAATCAGAAGATTTATAATTTAAATTTACTTTTGATATAAACTTTACTAAATCGTCTGCTGAATCAAACGGCATATCTTGCTCTGCGTAATCAAAATCATCTTCTTCTGGGTATATCCCAGTATCAGAAGAGCCCATTGATGTCATTGATCCGATTCCTGTACCGAAGCTTGGAATTTTTTGTGCTTTTCCATAGCCGTGGTTAATCCGTCTATCATGCGGCGATTTTAAATTATTCCCCTGATATGATGACCTATCAGGCGGTGCATGAATATTGGAGGTATATTTTGCCACTCTATTATCCTGCTGATCCTGCGTAAGATCTTCCCTTTATATAGCTTCCTATTGTGCCAGAATCTGTCGATTCAGCACTATCCATCTTTGCTGATGTGTCAGATGGGCTTGCTGGAGCATTATGCCCTGATCCATATTGATCGCCGCCCGCGGGCAAGTCTGTGGCTGCGCCTGTCCATGCAGCAAGACCTGTTTCGTCGCCAGTATCTGTGGATCCCAAGGGAGGAATATACGGAGTTGTTGCCTGACCGCCGCCGCCGCCAAACGAATCTGTATCCAGTGCCATTTCAGCAAAGTTTGGAGGTCGCTCGTCGAGAGCTCCCCCAGTGTATTTTGTGCTAAAGGATGACACTCCAAGACCCTCTGTACCCATAGGGAGGGTTGTACTGTAGGTCGCGCTGGTCACCTCAGCTACAACATTTTCACTTGCCAATAAAGTCATATAAATTTCTCTCCTCTCATCATCTTCATATGTTCCAAGATAGATTGGGCTATTTGGATAATTATTTTTTAAAGTTGAATCATTTCTCGAACCAAGTGTTGTCCCAAGATTATTACCCTTTGGTGTTCCCGGGTCTAATATTGTTTGTGTTACTGAAGGCATTTTATAGCTCCTTTAATATTTTTATTTTTAATGCTTTTCTATATTTTGCATATTGGTCCGCTTGTCTTCTAAGCTTTTGCTCTTTTATTCCAAGCTTCTTTACATAATCAACTGCATGAACAAGATTTTTTCCTCCTGACCATGCATCACTTTTTGCTTCAGAAGAAATCAAACTTTCATCTTTAAGCTTCTTTTTCTCTTCCTCAATTATTCTTCTAATTTTATCGACTGTTAGTTTAGGCAATTTGCACCTCCCAATGATAAATATCCGAAAAGATAAAAAAATATATTAAAAATTTTTTTTTATTCAAATGCAAGTGTTGACCACTTCCCAGCTGAGTCTGGGAATAGATCTTCTAAATTTGAGCCTGCAACTTCTCTTGCTGCTAAATCACCGCTCATAGCAGGTGTTCCCATTCTCTCTGCTGCCATTTGTCTTTGAAGTGTTTTTCCGGAATCAGCTAAGACCTCGGCAAGAATTGGATCGTCAGACAGCATTGCTGCGTGTTCAACAAAACTATCTTTTGTATTTTCATCCTGCATATTTTCCTTTTGCCATTTGACATGATCAAAGGATGTTCTATTTGATCTTACAGAACCTCTACCTTCGTGCAGATTTTGAAATTTATTTTCTTGAATATTTCGGCCAGCACCTTCTTCAAGAATTTCAATTAAACATTGCTTTACTATTTCTTTTAAATCTGATTTTCTTAATTTACTCATTTTTCCCACATAAGAACTTCATTAAATATTCTATCTATTCTATCAGAAGCGTTAAAGTGTTTGTTTAGATCAGACCTATTGACATTCTTGCCCTCAGTAAGCATAAATGCTCCTGGTGTTGATGGCTCGCTTACCATATCGAAGCATATTAGTTGAAAATCATCCTGCACTATTTGATTTCCATTTTCATTTATTGTTGAACCTACACCTCTAGAGCTTATTCCCAATGTTACTCCGGACTCAACAAGTGATTGAAGTATTTTTCCTGCTGGTGTACTTAAAAGTTCAATTGTTCCAACTACATTATCGCCCTCTAGTCGTGCCTCTCTAATAATATGTGAAACATTTTTTAATTCTATTACAGATGTATCTGGGTGATCACATTCACCAAGTGCTCTATTTTCAGATATAAATTTTTGATAATTTATCATCTCTCTTTCAAGTACAGATCTAGGATAAACTCTTCCATTCTGATTTAGTGTGTCTGCTTTTTGAAGAACACCTTTCAGAAAAATCTTTCCATCGTTATTTACTTTTGACTCTTTTATTAAATCACTTGTGTACTTAAGCGGCATCCACTCAGTAAGAAGCTTCATAGAATTTGACATTACGCTATCTCCCTTATTTCATTACAAAGATCTATCATTGTTAAAAATCTAGATATTTTTTCATCATTTAGGTCAGAGTATGATTCTTTTGCAACAGCAGATTTTACTTCATCTATTTTTGAAAAAATAATATTATTATTTGTACTATCCTTGAGACTTTCTAGTGATTTTAATGATTTTTCCTTAATTGACTCAAGAAGCAATTCCATCTCTGCAATCTTTTTATTATCATTTGAATCACTTGATATTGCATACATGTTCAATATTTTCTTTTGATCTCTATTAAATACACCTGTATACTTTTTATTAATCTTTTCAGACATTATCTTGACAACAAGCCTGTCTATGTCAGGATTTTTTTCTGTCTCAAGCGATTTTTCTACTTTTTCTTTTAAAATGTGATCAAGAACTTTTGATTCATACTCTGCAACCCTATTAATATTATATGAATCAGTATCTCTCCAATCATTTAAAAGAACTTGAATAGTAGCCATAGCTTTGTAATCAGAAAGATAGTTTCTATAAAACCCTTGATCTTTGAAAGTATAGTTTATCTCTCTTATTAAATCAGACTTTTCTCTATCAAGTTTTTTTAAATTTGTTAACTTTGCTATTTTCTTTGATTCGTTTAAGATTGATATTCCAATCTCCTTGCTAGATACATTTGACTTAGCAAGAGCTTTAAACAGTTTAAACTCTCTATATAGCTCAGTTCCCCTTTTAAATCGTTTAGATATAATATCTAAAGCAACTTGTGCTTCTTTAGTATTTTCTGATACTAGACGCTCACTTACTCTTTTGAGTAAGAGTTCATATACTATCCCTACATTTCTTTTTTTATTGTGAGATTTTGGCAAGATTTATACCTCTTTTTCTTCTTTTGGATTATTTTCTTCAGATAAAAGCGTTGATGGCTTTTTTATATGTATGTTTCTTTCAAGAGATTTTAATGTATATCTTAGTCTGTTATTCAATCTATTTTGTCTTTTAGCCTTTTCTTCAATAAAAGATTTTTCAAAATCTGCGTCAGCTTCAAATATTGAAGGCATTTTACTTGCATTTCTTAGCTCTCTAGATATTGCTGCTGCTGGGTTTGCATCCTCCTTTTGCTCTGACGATCTTTTGTACCTCTGATGTTTTGATAAATCACCGAGTGAATCATCATTATCATCTGCAGAATGGCTAGCCATCTTCCCTTTTGGATCTGAAAATGGACTATTTTTAGTTCTTAATGTATTCTTATATCTTTTATCTTCAGACTTCTTGTGTTTGCTTTTCTCTGAAAGATTATTTGCAACTCTATCAACTGCAGCTTGTGCCTTAACTGGTGAATGCTCATCATTTAGCGACATTATTTTTATATCTGGTTCTGTTAGTATTGGAAGTGATAACTTGTTAAAATTATCAGAATCAGCTAAGTCTGTCGGAGTCTCTGGTACATCAATATCATCATCGTCACTTTCAGGCGGTTCGCCATCAGATTCTGACTCTGGAAGTGTAACTGACTCGACCCTAAGGTCTTCAAGCCTATCATACTCCCTCTGCTCAGTTACTACACTTATTTCATCATTTGTCATATTAAATAGTTTCTTTCTTATCCAGTCTCTACTAACTAAGCCTTCTATATTGTTGGCAGTTGTTGCAACATCAAATCTTGTTCTAAATAGCTCAAGCTTTTGCTGTTGTGCAATCGTTGACGGATTTGAAAGAGCAAGATTAAAATCTAATAGATCCTCTCCCTCGAAGCCGTTGCAGTATAAGTGAACTATTGCTAGCTTATTTAGCTCTGATACAACTGTTCTTTGAATTCTTGCTATTGTTCTTGAGAATCTTACATCTTCTTGTGAAAGTGTTGCCTTTGCGCCAAGGCCCTCGTCATACCCAAGATATGCTTTTGGAATTTTTAGTGCTGCAAAAAGTTTCTTTTGAATATATTCAACATCTTCTATTGCCGTTGCATTTGTTCCTCCTGCAAGCGTATCTATTTTAGTTCCAGTCTCAGACCCTCTAACTGGCAAGTAATAATCTTCGTCTACAGATAAAGGATTATATCTTAAATCAACCCTACCAGACGTCTTATCAACAACTTGTGCTTTTTTAAGTGTTGCTTGAACTTGCTCCATATAATTTGGAATATCTTCCGGTGGAACATTTCCCACATCAATATAGAAAACTCTCCTCTCTGGTGATCTTACTATTCTATATACAAGCATTGCATCTTCAACAAGTATAAGCTGGCGCCAGATTCTTCTAGCTGCCTCTAGTACAGAAGAGCCGTATGGTAAAAATGCATCATTCCCCAAGACTCTCATGTGTGTTACTTGCCAGTTTTCAAGAATCTGATTTCCCTGTGTAACCCACCTAAATCTAACAGCCATTGGATCTTCTGTATCAAATCCTTCCTCTCGCTCTATTTCATTTACTGGAATAGGAAATGTATTAATAACTCCGTGCTCTGGGCTTACATCATTAAAAAGAAAAAAGTCTCCGTACTTACAAAGATTTCTTGACCAGGCTGTTAAATTAAATTCAACATTAAGTGTATCGTAAAAAAGATCACTTAGAAGTTTTTTTATAGTATGATTTTCTGAATAGATGTGTAAAACTTGCCCATGTTCATCTGCAGCAACTGTCTCTTCTGCGTATATATCAAGTGCAGAACTTATCTCAGGTGTATACTCCATTTCACTAAAGTCACTATACCTTGCCATTCTATCGTAAGTTCCATACGCACTCATTGCAGAGCTATAGACATGACTTTGATTTTTTCTAAAGAGATCGAACGCAGACGATGTCTTCTTTGTAGATTCAAAGTCTCTAACTTTTCTCTTTATAACAGGACCGCTTCTAAACAATCCTGTAAGTCTTCTAAACAATGCTGATGATGATTCTTCTGCCATTAATTTTTCCTATTATTACTTAAGTACCCATTTCCAATCATTAAGTATCCTTATTTTATTCTTTATGTCTGAACTGTGAATATTTCTATTTTGTTTTTTTCCAATATCTATGTTTTTATTTTCCGAGTTTTTATTATTGTGAGGCCTTCCGTCAAGTATTGCATCTGGTAAGTCATCATAGGTATTTCTAGTCACTGACATAGCCTTAAGCATTGCATCATTTATATCTCTATTACTTTTACTGTATCCGTCTACAGAATCGAACAGCCATACACCTATTGCAAAGCTCATAACAAGATCATCATTGTGTCCCTTCATTCCCTGTGCCTTGCTACCAATCCATACAAATGTCTTAAGTTCTTCATAAAACCTAGTGCTATAAATTTTTATCATTTTATTTCTAAGAACTTCTTCTAGCTTTGTTAAAATTAGTGATCTTGTTCTTCCGCTAGTAGTAAAGCCTGCTAGGTCTGGATCACAATCTGGAATATAGTCGCCTATAAATACTGCTTTCCGCCTCTTGAAATACATGTTTGGATAGTCAATTTCTTTTAATTTTAAAATTGTTGCATATCCGTATGAATTATTCTCTGGGCAGACTAGTGCATTGTTATATTTTTTCCCGTACTCAGCTAGTAATTCTCCAAATCTATCAGGTGGAATCTTGCCCTTATACTCTGCAACACATTCGCTTTCATCTATATCAATAATATGAAATGTTGAATAGTCACGTGAATCGCCTCTTGAAACATCAGCTGAGATTATATATTCGTGCTCTGATAGAGGATACTTCCATGTCCACACACACGAAGAAGGTCCAGATCTTTCAATGGGCTGCCTGACTGTCTGTCTGATGTATTCTATATCATTGCTTGATAGAAAGGTTTCACCTGATGCTGCGAAGTCACAGAGATACTCCTGGGCAATCTGTCTATCTGAAAGATTTTTTGTTGTTTCTTCAAACCACTCCTTATCTCTCTCTGGATGAACATCCCATGGAAGCTTTATTGCTTTAAATTCATTTACACCGGCTTCTGCATCTGTATATAGTTTGTAATACTGTCCACCTACACCGTTTGGTGTTGAAAGTATTACAACTCTTCCACCTGTTGATATCGTAGGATACAATCCCATCCACAATTCATCAAAGTTTTTAACAAATGCCGCCTCATCTACAATTAATAGTGAAAGTGACTCAGATCTTCCTGCATCATCTGATGTAGGAATTGCCTTTACTGAAGATCCATTGCTAAATTCTAAAAGCTGTTTATTATTACTAGTAAGCTCTGGCATTACAAGCCACTTAGGAACACTTCTAAGCATTGTCTTTACTTTTGTAATAAAATTTTGTGCAACTGAAAGCTTTGTTGCAATTACAAGTATATTTTTATCTCTTTGAAATATTGCCATCCACAAAGAGTATGCTGCAGCAAGCGTTGACATCCCAAGCTGTCTTGATTTTAAAACTATTGAAAATCTTTCATCTATAAATGTGCTTACACATTTATCTTGAAATTCAAATGTATCAAACTTTATTAGACCTCTAACAGGATGCTGTATTTTAACATAGTTGTTAAAAAAATAATCTGGCTGCTTTCCACAACGTATTATTTCCTCAACCTGCTTTGATTTTCCAGGTAGTCCCATCTTTACTCGACTTCGTATGTAGTAAACCTTCTATAGTATGCAGTTCTTCTTGCAGCTCTTGGATCAGTGGATATTATCTCTATTGAATCACGGCTTGCTTCTTCTTTTGACTTTAAAGATCTGCCTGCAACTTTTTTAAATTCGTCTTTAATATTATTTACATATTGTCTTACTAGTAAAATAGATTCTTCTTCAAATTTACCTGACTGATCTCTTAGATTTCTATCACTAGCAATGTGAACTATTGTAGAATATGTTACTACCATTTTGTTGTCTTGCAATGACATTTTCAATGAAGAAGACGGAGATTTGCTATTCAAACCTCCAGGATAACCCCATGTATCATTGCAAATTTGACCTAAATGATTTATTTCTGATGTATTTAGCATTATTGTTAACCCCTAGAAGTAATTATGTATGTTCTTTAAAATTGGAAACACTCTTTTCTTTATTTTTTCCCTATAGTCCTGTATTTCATCAATACTTGGGCGCCAGCCGCTATTCCACTCCTTTCTGTTTGGTTGAACTATATCAAGCTCACACTGTCTACAAACACCATGTTCTGTTTTAGAATCTATATCAATCGAAGATATTGTAAAATACTGACAAATAGTACAAAATATGCTAATTTTATCAATATTAGATAAATTCGACATATGAATCCTTTCCTTTTTTTACTATGTCTATTGAGTTATCAACACAATCTTTTACTGCGTCTACATGAGATATTACCAGTATATTTCTAAACCATTTCTTTAAAGATTCAAGTAGTCTAGTGCATGCCTCTAGGCTTGTAGCGTCTAGAGACCCAAATCCCTCATCTATAATTATCATGTTTGTTTTTGTTAATGTAGATGTATTTATTAAAGCTACACGCATTGCAAGAGATGATATCATTTTCTCCATTCCAGATGCCAGCTCAATCACTCTTTTACTATCTCCATAGTCAATATAAATATCCATGGAACTGTTATTTTCATCAGCTTCTAGTAAAACTGTAAAATCAACAACCCCTAGCAAAATATTTGAAATTTCAGAATTTATAATTGGTAATCTTGACATCATAATTTTTGCCGGTATTCCTTTCTTTGAAGAAGCCTGTAAAAATAAATCATATAGTTTCATCTGTGATTTTATTTGATTATACCTATCTTTATCATCTTTTAGATTATTTAATGATATTCTACTTTCTGTTATTTTTTCAATATACTTTACTTTCTTTCTCTCAGAGTCTTCTATTCGCAAGTCTATACTGTCAATTCTTTTTTGATACTCAAATCTTGGATCATTTTCATCTTTTATCTCTAATAAAATCATTCTATTTAAATCTTTATCTAAAGATAATAACTCTATGTCTATATTTTTAATTCTACCAGATATATTTGAAATATTTCCCCTAGCCATTTCAATACTGTGAGTTATATCTTTTTCCTTCCCTTTTAGAGTATTATACTTTTTAATCTTTTCATCTGGATTTAAACTTAATATAATATCAAGAGATTTTTTAACATTTGTCAGAAGATCTATTGCAAGCAAAAGTGATTTTTCTGATTCAGATAATATCTCCCTATCTTCATGTGATCCTTTTATAAACATGCATGTAGGAAAGCTTGTTCCGCATGGAACTAAATCAAGCTTTCGTGCTGATTCAGCTATTCTTTCAAGGTTTGACTCTGCAGCTAGCTTTTTATTTTCTAAATCTATTATATTTTTTTCAAGATCAACTTTCATACCCTTTTGTACTATAAGATCATCTATATCTGTATTGTTGCAAACTTCGCTTATCATTTTAAGCTTTTCAGAACTGTTTTTAATATTATTCAACACTTTGTCAAGTTCAATTTCTTGTAATTTCTTTCTTTTATTAATACCAGCTATATAATTTTTCTTTTTTTCTATTTGTATTCTTGTATAGTATTCATTCTTACTTTTGCTACCTGTGTGCATCTTTCGTCTAAGATCTGCAATTAAGCTTCTACTGTCTGATATCTCAGTTTCAATAGATTTGAGAATTTCTAAATCTAGATCTATATTACTAGCTGTTTCATCAATTCTTAGTACCCAGTCTTCTTTTTTTATTGATTTTGACATTGCTCTTATTGTTGCAGAGTCTTGCTTGCATAGTTCATGCATCCTATCAAACACTTCAAGATCTAAAAACTTTGTCAATATGTTCTTTCTGGTTGTTGCACCTTCATTTAAAAATCTATTCATACCACCTTGACTTGCTAGTGATGTCATAAGAAAGTCTTCAGCTGTTCCTATAAGCTTTCTAATAGTTTTTTCTGTTTCTCTCCTCTGCTCCTCTGTAAGATCTTCTATTACATCTCCAGACATAGATAATCTTTTTAATTCAAGTGAGGTTGATGCATACACATCACCCTTCCTTGTTGTATGCTTAACTGTTCCTCGATTTATATTGAATATTTCTCCGTTTAGTTTTATATCTAGCGAAGATTTACAAAAATTCTTTCTACTATTTATAATATGAAGATTTTTTATAGGGCCCCTATCTGTAGTATTAAACATTGAATACATCAAAGCACCAATTATTGAAGATTTTCCCTTTGTGTTCTTACCAAATATTCCAGTTATTCCCTGATTATTAGAGAAGTCAATTTTATTTCCTGTTCCATATGAGAAAAGATTATCAAACTCAATATTTTCAATTTGCCACTGAGCATTTCGTAAAGATTCATCATGAGAAAATGCACTTGAAAAATATTTCTCAACAAGTACATCGAGCTCTTCTAGCTGCTCCTCAGTAGAGCCTGAATTTTTATAATATTTTTTAAATAATGATAAATGAGTTGATAAATCTCTTAAGTCTAGATCTCGTTCTCCGTCATTTATAATTAAATAATCTTTTGAATTAAATTGGTTTTCGTTTTTAAATACAACTTCAGAAGCTCCAAGGTCTCTCTTTATTCTAGATGAAATCTCTTGTGAAGCTGCATGTGTTAAAAGATTTTTTGATCTTATTCTAATTCTAGCGCCAGGATCATACTTTCTTGCTTTTTCTATTACACTATTGACATCACCATCACAATCTATTGTTATAAATGGAGATTTGTGCTCAACCTTATGAAAAGTTACTGTATGATCATTTTTTCCATTTATTTCCCAAAATAGAAATCCTTTTCCAGTATCTTCACCATAGTTTTGTTGAATTGTTGACCCACAATATGCTATTGTTTTGTTTGTATCAAGATACTGTTTTTTATGTATATCTCCCAAAAGTGAGTAATCAAAACTTTCAAAAAGATCTACGGTTACATCACCCTCTATCTCCCAGTCAATATCTGTTTTTGATCCCCACACAGCTCCATGAAATAATGCAATATTTATCTCATTCTTAACAGGTCTTACGTCTTTCCAGCCCTCTTCATCAAAGCATGAAAATACGCACCAGTTAACACCTTCAAATCCTGTTGGATATACACCTGATTTCTTATATAAAAATATATTCGGATTGTTAAGTGCAGATATTATTGGTGAAATTGCATCTTGTCTGCTTTTATTATGCATTAAGCCATCATGATTTCCCAATATAACATGAACTGGACATATTTCTGAAAGCGATGTAAACCACCAGCTTAGTCTATCAATAAGCTCTGGTGATATACCTTGCGTTTTAGAGTGTACAATATCACCACCGACATAAATTATATCTGGATTTAAACTTTTGCACTGGGTAAAAAAATCTTCAAAGCTTTCAGTATACTCATCGTGTCTAGATAAACCTCTCCAGTGAATATCAGCTATGTGAATTATTTTCATTTTATAAACTTGTATAATAATATCATCATATTAATTATTTCACAATAGATTGAAATGTACAAATCAATAGGTTCCTGTATTTATCTTATATTCAAGATATTCATATACAGTCTGGATTTTATCTGCTGCTCGAGACACTTTGCTTTGAACCCATTCTGGAAGATCATCATCGTCATCAAGCATATCATAAAGACTTTGAGATTTTCTAAAGATATAGTAAAGCTGTTTTTTTGTAGATCGACCCTCACGATCAGTAGATTTTATATTCCCATAGCTTAGATTTCTACCGTCGCTATTATAGTCTCCTGGTATTTCATGCTTATCTAAGATTCCAGCACTATCTGCAGCTTTAAACAAAGCATCATCTTGAAGTATTTTTTTTACTTCTTCAACAATAATATTTCTTAACTCTTTTCGGTTCACTTTACCTCCGATGTATTTTCATATATAAATATCTCTAAAAAATAGAACCTGATTTTATTGATCTTATTTTATATTTTAAACCCATATCACTTGACCATGTTGTTGAATTAATTTTTAATTTTTTAAACTCATCGCTTGATAGATCACCAACATCTAGTTTTCCTCTTAGATCCATAATTCTAACACTTACTCCAAATGATGATAGTGATTTTGCTATTTTGTGAGATTCAGATTTCATGTCAGCATCCAGCGCAAGCAAAATAGGTGTCTTGTTTTCAACTATTTTGTTAAACAGTGCACTTTTTTCAGATAGTTTTGAACCTAGTATACATGTTGAATTTTGATCTGATTTTATTAAGTCAAAAGGTCCCTCAACTATTGAAACTTCTTTTTGCCAGTCAATATTCATTTCATTAAAAATAATATTAGTCTTCTTTACCTTTGAATTAATATACTTTGGAAATCCATTTCTGTCTATTGTTCTAGATACAAAATAGTTTAGCTTTCCAGATTTATCAAATGATGGTATTATAACTTTTCTTCTGAACTGTGGACTTTTAGATACACATATCTTAAAGTACCACATTGATCTAACTGTTACTCCTCTTCTCGTACAATAGGCCCTAGTTGCAAGAATATCTGGATCTAGACCTGAATATGATGCTAGCATGATTGTATTTTCTGGTAGTTCAACAATTTGCAAACTACAATCATCTATCTTTTCATCTATTGTTATCTTTCCTGCCTGACTTTTAAACCTTATTGCAGTACTTTCTCCTATATGTTTTTTTAAAATATAGTATAGATTTTTACTTTTTATACCACAAACCCAGCAGTGACACATCCACGTGTGTATATTAATTGAAAATTTCTTCTTTTTCTCGCCGCAGCTAGGACATTTTACTGCAACGTTCTTACCATCTCTGGCAACTTTTGCATCGCCAAATGCTGATATTATAAATTCAATCCTGTGTCTATCTGTAGAAAATTCTGCCATGCAGTAATTTTACTTAATTTATTTCTATATTACAAGCCCAGCAGCAGATATTATGTAAGCATCAATCATATCATATGCTCTTTGATCAGTAACTTTCTGACCTTTTCTGGGGCCAGACTTTAAAATTTTATCAGGCCAGTCAAATCTTACGTTTATTTTTGCCCAGTCCAAAAGCTGTATTTTAGTATCTTTACCTCCATCCTTCTTTCTTTTAAGTTTTATGCCAACTGTTTTTCTTGCCTTGTTAACATTTATAAACTCAGGTGCAATTAAAAATTCTTCATTGCATATATAAGATATAATTCCATTATATTTTGAAAGCTTTGAAAGTGTTTGAGCAGATGAAAATCCACTTCTAAAAGATTGTAAATTCTCCTCGATAAATATTCTTTCAATATTATGAGAATTATTTATTTTTTCTAGCTTAGATTTTACAGTATTTGCCTTTTTGAAAATACATTTTTCCTTACCTGTATCAATATATCCAATATCGATTATTTGGACTTTGTCGTTTAGAATGCACCAACCTGTGCAACTCGTAGATATATCAAGACCAAGTACAATCATTAAAAATCCATCTTAAATCTTATAACCATCTCGTCATCAACTCTCTTTTTTATAGGCTGTGCAAGAGTACCTCTCATTATAACATTAAGATTTTCATCATGTATGTTTATACTATCTATATAGACAAATCTCTCTCCAATGTCGCTTGGACTTTCTGATGCACTTAGTATTTTGTATCCTGGATTACTTGAACTATTCATCATTCCTGCTGGAATTTTTATATTAAGACTCTTAATGTGTATATTTTGCTCACCTTTGAACTTTGTTTCAAATTTATCTTTTCCAAATAATGTTAATATTGGAGATTTTACAAAAACAATTCCTTCTTCGTATAGAATATTTCCAATATTTGCCCATTGCGGATGCTTAGTACTTGCATCACATCTATACAAGCCTCCTCTTCCGTTATCCCTAAGTGTTATTTTAACTTTACCATCAGAACCGCTTAAATCTTCATCATTGACAAAGAAAGTGTTTTCAAGAATTTTATTTCCATAGTATATATTTGAAATATTGAAAAAGCAAATCTCTCTAGAGCTTGTATCTCTCATTTTTTGAAATATTGTGAATATTGGAGAGCTAAATGATGCTGGTTTTTCCCCAGTAACAACGCCTAAAGGATCTACCATAGCTGGAAGCACTCCATAAACAATTGGTGACGGATCATCCGGAGATGGTTCTGCCTCAAAGTCTGCCATGGAGGCCATTGACTCCAGCCAGAGAGCTTTTGCCGTCACCACAGGAAGCCCGGCAAGAGCATGACTGTCAGAAACCATGGGATCTAGAGGTATAATACTTGGATCTGGACAACCGTTTTGGCGTTTTACTTTTTTAAAAGATTGACCGAGTCCTGGACCTGACGGGTAGTCTGGTTTAAATTTTCCGTTATCGCAGGGAAGACATGTTAAATTTCTCTTCTTTAGCGTGCCCTGTCTATACATAGCTTCGTTTGCAGTTAATCCTGCTGATGGCACAGGGATATCTGCAGAGCCAGTTAACTTATAAAGCCTTGGCTTGTATCCGTTTGCATTATCAATTGTATGTTTTTCAAGATTAAAATCAAAGCCACCCACATTAAAAGAGAACATTGTATTAAAAGGGTGTATTGAAGCAGTCGGATAAAATCTAGTTTGTGAAAGAAGTGTATCCCTGATGTCATTCTTAAAGTCGTGAGTAAATAAAGGGGGAACATAAAACTTTAGATTTTTATAATTTTTCGGTGATGTTTTAGATACATCTATTATATCTTTATTAGTTAAATACTTGTCATATATTTTAACTTCATGAATCTCAGCATTCAAGGGGTGTCTAAGTGTAACAGTTGTAGGATCTTGATTATCAGAATCACTACCCATATCGATACTTGGGTTAATACCCTCCCTAATACGTGCCTTTGCATTAAAAAATTTACCATCCTGCTTAGGCCCTGGCGGGCCCTCTCTGTAATTTCCAACAAACAAACCCTTAGGTGGCGATATGTGTGCAGGAGGTAATATCGATCCAGACGGAATTACAAAAGTAGACATTGCAACGCTGTCAATATCAATGCTACCTGTTCCCATATTATACTCTTTTGTTCCCCACCTTACAGCAACACTATGCCAGTAGTTTCTAGATATTGAATTATCTTCAGTTAAAAATATTAAATCATTTGGGTATGAGTTTGTTCCAGCATCAACTGCATTAATATTAACATCTCTTGGCGCAATATCTGCGCTGTGGCTAAGCTGTAGCATTAGCCTATATCCGTTTACGTTGCCATTCTGATCTCTACGACTACCTGATATCAGTGAAAGAGCATATGATGAAGACAGGTGCATAATTGTACCTGCAGTATATGGGTTAAAAGTGCTGCCGATTCTTTCATTTGTGTATCTTGCATTAAGATAGCAATGAATAGAAAATGCACCAGTAACATAATATGGATTTGTATCCGGAGGTCTGCCGCCGCCAAAATTCTGGTATATTATTGCGCTGTCGTCTGGGAGTCTTGCATTCTCACCAACTTCAGGTGCACCTGCGACATCTGGTGCTGAAAAGAAATTTAATGTATGATAGTTTGTATATGACATTTCGCATAAGTCATATCTTGACTCATAAAATTTCATCAAGTTATTTTGAATAATTGACTTTTTTATTGCTGTGCTGTTGAAAAGAAATGGTGTATCAAATCTTGTAATATAAATATTTTTTGTATCAGATATTGATCTAGGTGCGGCGTTCGCCGCAGCCATGTAGACTTTAATATATTTTGAGATATTAGCTGTCGTTTCGTAAAAATCAGCCACAGCGCGGTCCCAGCAGGCGGTGCCCAGGCTGGTTGGGATATCGAAGTCGCTTAGGTTCCACGGTCTTGATGTTGTGCCTGCTCGCCAATCATCTGTCAACTCATAGTATGCGTTGACTGCAATATACTCTTTTACTATTGGGCTTGACCTGCCCCTTAGAGACATTGCTCCTTCGACTACTGATGGGTTACATCCACTTACATAAATAACATCTGGGTGAGTTGTTAATGTAAAATATTCTTCCCTTTCTTTGGGTATTTTAACTATTGCCATTATTGAGCCCTTTTCTAGAAGTCGAGCCTTACCCTAATGGTAATATCCTTCTCATTGTTTTTCGCAATCGGCCTAGACATTTTTGCAATTGCAACTAAATTATCATTTGGATCATACAAGCCGACGGTTGTTATATATGAAAAAGCACTTTGAAAGTTTTCTTGCCCTACTTCTATGACATTTATTCTATTCGTTGATGGATCTACATAAGTAGGATTTGAAGAATAGTTAAATTCATCTGCTGTTGCCCTACACCATATAAGTGTTGAATTAATATTTGTACGATTCATAAAGGTATAACAAGTCTGAGAGCCTGACTTAAATCTAGTAGTCCTGTAAAAATCTAAGATATCATCTATAGATCCTGAAACCATTAGATCTGGAACAAGCTTTGCCTGCTTATTTGAGCCAGGCGTGTTCAAAGCACCTAAGACGACTTTACCATTACCTTCAGAAGTCACAGCATCAATTGTTCCTGATATCTTCTGACTACCTGAAAAAACTTTTTCAATATCGAGAACTACTATTCCGTGCTGGTAGAATATATTTCCAACTTTCTCAGCAGTATTTGTAGCATTGACAATATCACTGCATGTACCTCCAAATTTGACCAATGTTGATGTCGATAACCCTGCATCAGTATATACATTAAACATAGTACCTGAGTTTGATGTTCTATTAATGTTTGGTCGGGAGTCTGCTCCTGAAGAGCCTTCTGATTTACATCCGCTTGATGCAACTTCAAGTGCAAAACTATTTTCCTTAATAGAATCTCTAGAAAATAGTCGCTTAAAGCTTATAAACATTGCATTATCAATCTTGTCAGACTCTAGAGTTGAATTCTGAGGTGATTTAAAAGCAGATCCTGACGCGCCGAGTAATAGAAGAGAATACTGACTATAGATTGATATTTTTTCCCTCATCATCAAAGATTCAGATGGGAAAAGCTTTTTGCCAGCAGTATCTTTTCCCGTTGAAGCTGATTTGACCAGCAATGAATCGTCTCTAAGCCCTACTGTCATATCTAATATCTCATTAGAAGTTTGTAGCGTATAATCTTGATCACAAACTGTTTGAAACAAAGATGAGGTAACTCCTGCGCCTCGACCGTTTGCACCAGTCACAAATACTTGATACTTCCTGCAGGTTGTAGATCCAGAAACATCGGACGCAATTACATCTACTAATTGTGTTAGAAAAGACTGGGCTGTAGATATATCACCTGGTCCTATTTGTTTAAATACTGCCACCTTAAATTCCTATTTTAGTAAATGTTTATGTTAAATGATACAGATTGTCCATCATTTAACCCAGTAACAGAAACCGGTCTTGTTACAATTGATGTACCCTGGGTTGTATATGAGTACTGGCGAAATGTTATATCATTGAGTAGATTTGGAACCAGAGAAAATGTTACACTTGAGCATCTTTGATTAGAAAGAGAGTTTGCTGCTCTTATAGTATACGTTGCATTATTATAAGCATCGACGTAGTCAGGCGTATACCCTTGTACTCTTAAAAATAAATGATCTAAAGTTATCTGATATGAATAGTTTGTTACATCATGATCTGCAACTCCGCCTGTGATTAACTTCTGCTCTGCAGTAATTGAAATTGATGTATCAATTTGTGATGAAGTTCTACTTCTTGTTACAGAAGCAGCACCAGATGCATCTATACCTTTTGATATGGTTAGTGTTGGCAACCTAATCATTGAATTATTGTTAAAGCTAGTATTTTTAAACTTTAAGCCAAGATATCCACTTGTAGGAGCCTCAAGGACAGGAGTATTTTTCTCAATCTTCTCCCTGCCTACTGTTCTTCCGAATTTTTTTATTATAGTATAATCGACTTCGTCGTCTGCAAATGCAAACTTTGAAATTGTAAAATTTCCAAGTCCACCAGCTAAGAGCTTTCTACCCTGATCTGTTAATACTGCATCGATAATAACATTGTTTGTTGAATGATCTAAAAATCCCAATTTAAAAACTCCTTATTGATTATATATTACGCTTATAAGCTTCTGTAAATATAAAATATGATTAGTTATATTTTAAAATACAGTTTTAATTGTTGCACTAGTTACTGGAATCTCAGTTATATCAAATGTAAGGTTGTTAATATTTATATCAAAAATATTTGCATCTTGCAAATCTACATTTATAAGCTGCAACTTATATTTAGCTTTTATAAGCTCTAGAGATGATGTCCCTGTGTATTCTTTTGTAGAATGTATGGCTGCGCCTGTCTTTTCGTCATATGTAGTTATAGTTGCTTCATACATCGTACTTTGCTGAACATCGAAATATTCTGGATCAAAATATATTCTCATTCTTGATGCATCTGAAGATCTCATTGTATCTACGAACAAATCACGATTCAAATATAGATTAGGGTATGGCTTTGGTGCTTTTGGAGGTGAAATTCTTTCACGCTCTATTTTATTTTTATATCTATCAAAAGAAACTAATATTTGCTCTGAGTACAATGATGTTAAACCTCTTGCATCTACACAGGCAAGTGCATAAATTTCTGGTGTTTCTCTCTTGAACGTTCTATCTTTAAGAAATTTTCTTGGTCCTGACACTTTGGTTAGTTTACTCTTTGGAGCTTTCTCTAGAGGTACAACCTTACTTGTAGATTTGTCAAAATCTAGCTCTCTTACAAGTGTAAATGGAACATCAAGTGATCCTCTTTTAAATATTTGATATCTTACAACGTCTCTCTGAGGATTTGTCGGTTCTTCCCAAAATATGTCAAGACTATTATCAAAAAAGTCATAATTAAATCTTAAATTTCTAGGAGGATCAGGCGGTATATTTTCTACACACATAACTTGTGTTTTTATACCTTGAGATGCAACCATAGATGTTGCAAATACTATCTCTGATTCAGTAATTGATTCTGGATCTATTGCAGTAGCTTCATAAACAGTGCAGTATATAATTCTAACCCTGTATATATAAGTAGCTCCGTATCTTATCCGACTGTCGAAAATATTAAAGTTTCCATAGTCTTTAATAACTATTGGGTCACATCTTGTAGTTTTAAATGATCCGTCTCCCATAGTCTGAATTTCGTGCTTCTCGATGTACAACCCAATAGGAACTGAGCTTTCGTCAACAGATAATCCAGCAGATTCAATATCTCCTTTCGTCTCTACTGTCATAGCAGCTAGTTCAAGCTCAAATTCTGATCCATCTATTATTGCCGGATTTATCGTTGAAAGAAAAAATCTTTGAACATCTTTTGCATCATCTTCAACACCTATTAGTTCATCTTGATAAATATTTCCTCTATCTTCAAGACCCCCTAGTATTACATTATGAGCAATTGCATTGTTTATAGTAAAATTATATTCTACAAACCTTACGTCCCTAAGAGCTTCAGCTATAACTTCTCGCCTAGCATCTGTCGGTGCATATGCAACACCTGCTGGCTGATAGTTTGACATAACTTTTCTTATTGTAGATGGCGTCGCACTAGCATATGCCATAGGTGATGTAAAGTATCTATCAAGAACATTTCCTAGTTCACTAGCTGTTGATGTTTTTGAGTATGATTCTTTAAATGCAACAGATTGACTAAGAGTCTTATAAAATGTATCGTCTATTTGATTATCTTGAAGTATTATAGAAGAAAATCTTGTATTTGCAACAGCACCTTCAAAGACTATCTTTTTTGGAAATCTAGTTATATAATTTTCAATAATAAACTTTCTTGCCTGAACATCTACATATGAACTATCCGGGGGCAACTTTGCTGGAACTTTGATATTTATTATAGCTGATCTCGGCGCTTTTTGACGCTTCTTTGCTATCTCAAGAGATTCAGATTCAGGTGATATATCAATTATACCACTTGTATCAGGATCTGCTGTTCTTTCATCTCGTGTATAGTAATTATAAAAAAAATCTGATGATACACTTATGGGCTCTCTTAGATCAACTGTTGTCACAGGTGCTGATGGGTATTGATTTGTCTCTGTGAGGCCTAGCTCATCCTGCAATAGCTCATAAAATGTTTCTGCTGTTGTCATTATTCTGCCTCAGTGGCGGTGAATACAGAATACGAATACTCTGTGTACGCTCCTGGGGAAGTAAAGTCAGGAAGAAGCTTAATTGTAACATAATATTGTGTATATTCATCAGATATCGTGCCATCTAGGACAGTAAAAGTTGCATCTGAGTCTTCATCTTCCTTATCAGGCATAACTTCAAACTCATTAGGATCTATAAAAATACAAAATGTTCTTGCAAATACTTTTGGATATACTATTCTATTTCTATACTTCTTAGGGCTTACAATTATTGACCGTTTTATTTCCCCTATAAGTCTATCATAATTTAGTGCTGTTTCAAGATCATTATCTGTAAATGAAACCTGAGCTGTGTCTACTAATGACTCGTATATATCCTGTCTATTATCATCAGGCTCATCAAAAAATACAAAATTCTCAAGAAAGGGAAATACATCCTCAGAAAGATCAAAACCCGTTGTTAACTTCATAAGTGTTTTAAGCTGATGATCCATGGCGTGGTTTTTGTCAACATCGCCGCTACTGATAGATTCATCCGCAGTTTTCCATAGTGTTGGGTAACTAGTTCCTACCAAAGTCTCTATATTGCCATCAGGAGTATATGTCCTATAGACCATACTCTCTCTAACGCGAGCATAGTCTTGCGGACTTGCTGTTTGTGAATCACCGTCTAGATCATCTCCCACTGATGTTGGATTTGGTCTGCCTGTAATTATATATTTTGAAGTATCAAATGGAAACCTTTTTGGATAATAGAGCTTTGATTCATCAAGAAGATCTCTTTTAAAAACAGATACTTCTATCAAGTTTGAAAATCTATAGCTAAGATCTCCAGTCTCATCCATCATTCTATATCGTAGTGCTTCAATTAAACCAGCTGTAATACCTATTGGCATAATATATCTTCTTCTCATATCAGATGTATTTAGAAGCCGTTCATCTTTCACAAATCCGGCAAGATTTATTGACTGATTAGTTGTTGCTATTTTTGTTGCTGGGACATACGGATACTCTCTATTTGGAACGCTAAGAGAATCGTATAATGCCCAATTTGTACAAAGCTGGTCTCTTGATATTGATAGCATTGTTGAACTTTGAAACCTTTCATCTGCAAATATATTTTCTAGAGCAGATTGATATGTATCCTGCTCGATTGATGTTCCAACAATTGTATCATAAAGATTTCCTGCTGCTGCACTTAGCCTATCAAATAACTTTGCAGTAAATAGCATAAGACTATGTGATGTTCTTTCCTTCATCACCATTGCACAGTAATCATCACTGATTGCAGAATAAATTTTACGTATATCATAGTCATATCCTCTTACAGACGGTGGAGAGAACTCTCTGGAATCGTCTGCTTGAAACTCTTCTCTATCAAGAATATATTCTCCATCTACATCCCAGGGATCATTTTTAATATCAGTAACTTGAAAGTCTGAGTAGCTTGCTCCATAACATGGTGGAAAATGTTTTGTAAAATTTTGACATGCATTGTACATGCTAAAAAGTGCCCTTTCATTATATGCTAGCCAGACTTTTTTGAAGTGGCCTGAAAGCCCTGTCTCTGGAGCGGGACCACCAGCTGTTAGGACTTCGGTGTCGATTACGTGGCTACTGCCTGAAGTTGTGCTAGAAGCAAATCCCATTCTCAATCCATTATGCCATATGTTGCAACAAGAATTAAATGCAGCAATTATCCTTGATTGAGATGAATGATTTCTAGATGTATATTCAGTATCCCTACTAACACCTGCTGCATCACATACCATCGTCTCAAAATCCCTAACAGCAATAAGTGGTGCATCAAAAAATAGGTGATCAATATCGTCGCCCCAGCTTTTAGACTCAAGAACTGTACACCTTCCGTCTTCCTGATTACCAAATAGTGCATACTCAATCTGTGGACCAAACTTAGAAAAATCGATGTAATCTTTAAACGCCGCTTTGGACCAGTCGGTGCTCTCACTGGATTCGAGGGTCACTACCACACCAATAGATCCTCTTGGATATACTGACCAGCCTGAATTTAGCTTGTATTTAAAATTCGTCTGCGTTATCTTCTTATCATCAGCTGATGTTGCATATCCCCATTTACACATTGGGTGACGAACACGACCTGAGTCAAAGGCACTGACTCTCTCTTCACCGGCCATGTCTGGGTCATCGGAAACGGTCCATGCTATATGATCATAAAAATCATTATAGACAGCATGTACGACCTGGTTCATAAGTGTCCTTGCGACATCTTGCAAATTTTTCAAGTCTTCATCACGATCGCCAGCTTCGCCGCCAACTTTATAATACCAATTCCACCTTGCAATTAAAAGTCCGAGAAGGCTTGCTTTGATTTTCTTACTTTCCATTGCCAATGTTGTAATAAGCATTGGAGTGAAACCAGATAGGGTTGTGACTGCGACATTAGATGATGTGTCAGCGCCGAGATCAGCCTCATTATGATCGAGATGGGCACTGGTTATTCTTTGAATAGCTAACGCTATAAAGTGCATAATAGAGCTTGGCTGGATAAAACCAGAGTCAGTACCAGACTCGTATGCTGGTTGCGAAATGTCCTCTATATCAAGTGTTGTGGATGAATCTCCATCAATTACATTTATACTTGCTGTACCCTCTATACATGTGAGTCGTGCGAAATCTCCAAGTGTTTCTCCGCCCATTCTTAGACTATCCATTAAAGCTACTAGCCTTTCCTGAACTTCGTCTACCTCTACTGTTGTAACTTCATCGCAATAATATGATCTTCCATTTCTTGATAATGTTACTGTTTTTGCAAGATTATAGTTTGAAGATGTATAGTTTTCAATTGCATCTCTATTATCATTTATTGCTGGATCTCTATTTTTTCCAACAATTGATCTAATTAAGCAATTTGGATTTCTAGGTAGATTATCTAATAGTCCATGGGTACCTGTAAAATTACTTGCTTCAGTTCCAAAGTGCTTATTTACAAGACTCTTTACAATACTATTCTGGTGCAATGAAGCTACTGGAAACTGTCCAAGTGTCTGACCAGCATCTCTTAGGCTGCTAATATAGATGCCCTGTATATAGTCGATTGTTGATGCATATAACAAATTTGATCTTTGTGAATCTTCAGGTGATGAAGCCTCACCTCGGGAAAAAGTGTCCAACAACTCACTCATCCGATTAGAGTCTCCAGAGTCTAGCGGCCTTACTTCACCGTCAGAGCACATATTCCAAAAATTAATCTTTGTACCGTCACTTTTAGCTCGCCTTACATTAAAAGCATTTTTTTCGTATGCTGAATTTGTTGAATCGCGGTACCACCCAATACCCGCTATCTTATTAGAATACCAGTTTTCAGAAAATCTATCAGACATTGTCTCGATCGGTGTCCAAGAAGAACCAGGTACTTTAAAATTCTCTACTGCTACAGAAGAAAGAGCAATTCTTGCTATTTGAGCAACTTGTGTTGTACAAGATGCATGTCTAGCCCATGAGTAACCAAGTCCAAAATCTTCAAAAAAATCTCTCATACCTTGATATTCTGCAGATATAAAAATATTAGGAAGTTTGCCAGTCAGATGACTACCATTGTAATCAAAACTAACAGATGGTAAGTTATTTGAGACATTAAGATAACTATCTCCAAGCTCGCCGCTGCTGTAGCCTGCACTAAGATCTTCGCTTGGATAAAATATTCTGTGTGTATCATATATTATTTGCTGTGCATTTATAAATTCTGTAACAGCATTGTATATAATTCTTAAATAATCAAGAACATCTTTTGCAAGAGACATTTCATTTTGATATTCTTGTAAGTACATCTCCTGATCTTCTTGATTAGCAAATAGCCCTGGGCTAGATCCAGGAGTTAAAATATAACCAAGAGTTTGCGGTGATAAATCAAACCCTAAAAGAGTAGTTAAAAAATACATTGCATCATTATATCGTAATTGCTTTAGTTGACACTGATAGTCGAATAGTTCACCATATGGAGTTATTAGATAATTAGCATCAGGGCCGTATGCAGGATCGCCTGATTCAAGCGGTGCCTTATAATTAAACATTCCTAAAATTTCTGCACGCTGTGTTGAAAATCCTCTTCTATTTAGCATGGTTTCAAGAGATGGATTTAGATAGAAGCTATCATAATTAAAATCTATTGAAAGACTTCCCATGTCATAACTGCTACCACCGCCGCCTGATGTGAAAACAGGATCCCCCGGAGGTAGAGTATCAATATCTTCAGGAGACGACCACGGAAGTGTTGGTCCGCTGACCACAATACTAGATCCCAGGGAATATGAAGAAGGTTTTATTTCAGTAATCGCTCCAGGTTCTTCAACAACTGGCAAAGAATGAACTTCAATTGGTATTTCTGTTGTTTTTCTAGGCATATCAGTAGCTACTCATTAGTATTTTTTCCGGTTTCATATTTTTTAGTATAAATTTTCCAAGTACATTTCCAGCCTTTATTGATCCGTCTACAAGAACTATAGCTACAGAGTATTCAACAGTCCCTATATAATCTTTGTTTATATAATCTACAAATGTAATCTTACCTGACATATCATTGTGACAAGTTCCGCAAATTGATATATTATCCTGTCGTTTACATGTTATTACAAAATAGTCTATTTTTGAAATTGATGAAAATTCATCGATTGTATTTACTGAAAATCTTAATACTGGTATACCTGATGAAGATCTTGTAAATGAAGAGTTTTTTGAAGTAATTGAAAAATTTGATGATGATTTTTCTACTTCAAATGAGAGGTAGTCTCCAGTACAAAATTTAGAAATATCATATTCTTGATCACTTGCAATATTATCATCTAGGGTAGATTTAAGTAACCCTTTTTCAGAAAAGTTTTTATATGTTTTTAACATTTGAAATCTATTCTTAATAATATTTGCACTATTTGCAGACATACCTTGTGAAATTTCGTCATTTGAAGCTAAAGACTCGTTGCTATTCATTGCTGAGTTTTGTATTTCATTTAGCTTTCTCGGAATTATAATTTCGCTTATTTTTAGAGATTTTTCTTTTTTATAAGCCTGCGCAATAGTCTTGCTTTTAGATACTAGCTCAGGATTAATAAGATATGCTCTTATATAGTACCTATATAATACTCCGGATACAATTGATCCATCATCTAAAAATTCACCCTGGCTATAGTATCCAAGAAAATCTGACGTAGTGTTAGACAAGTTTACTCTTGTTACACCAAACAATACCATGTCGCTAAGAGCTGACTTGATATTATTAACATCTTTTGAAAATATTTCTTCATTGCCAATAGATCTAAGTGTGTCAAGTATCATATCAGTAGATGTCTTTACCATATCGAAATCTATTTTAAACTTTACTCCAATACTTACTGAATTACTCTTAGCCTCAACATGTGTGTCACTAGGGCTATTTTTATTTAGCATTGCGAAAACTTCTCTATCAGTAGCTTTAACTTTTAAATAATTCATAGGTCTCTTATCAAGAACTGTTACAGTTTTTCCAAGTAGTCTACTGCCGCCGTTTTTTAAGTGAAGTAGCATTCTATATTCTACAATTTTACCCTCTTGTGTAAAAGGATCAACTATAGAAGATGCTCCGAGACCAAGTGAATTACCATCATCGTAACGCGCAATAAAATCATTATGATTAGGAGAGGCTTTATTATAAATATCACTATTATTACATATAGAAGACGGATATTTGCCAAGCTCTGCGTATTCATTACCTATTTGTCTTTTTAAAATAGTGGTTCCTGAAAGTGAGTGAGAATTACACATATAATCTATATGTATACCTCCAGATGTTACAACAGCATCGTATGAACCATACCCAAGATCAAACTGACTTCCAACTATAGCTGCACTATCAAAGTTTGAAATATTTTCACCAAGTCTAGTTACAGGACTAGCCCTAACAATGACCATTGTACTTTCAGAACTTTGCAAAAATCCATTCATTTTAAAAGATCCATTATCATTTTTATACCCTTTTTGATTTTGATATTTTATATAGTCTGGCTGTTCAATCTTAAAAGGTTTTGTAAAAGATGAATCACCCAATCTCTGATCTCTAGATATTTTTCTTATTGATAGATTAACTGATGATATTTTATCAATATCTGTATCAGAAATATTTAAAAAAGATTCAAATGTCCTACTATTTCTTGACTCCTTGTTTAATCTTATTCTTGGAATTTCATCTGGAATATAATAGTTTGAAATATTTTCTTTATGCAAAATAGGAATATTTATTTTTTGAATAGTCAAACCTGTTATACTATCTCTTACAGAAAGCTCGAATATAAATGAATCTGTGCTACTACCTATAAGCTCTTCTGGAATTATAAGCTTATAAGCACAACTAATCTTATTATCTGCAGATTTAGCCATAATTGAAACATTTTCTGAATTATTGGCTATTTTATTTAAATCTGTATTTTGAATGTTTTGAATGTTTTCAACAATGCCCCTTATAGAATTTTTAACTTTATCAGATTCGAAGTTATTGCTATGATTCATTGTCTTTATAAGTGACCCAAAATTTTTACCAGTTGTATTTACAACTGGAGACAGCATTGATGCAGAATCTTTTCCAAGTTCCAAAGAGCTTAGATAGAGTGAGCCAAACGTAGAATTCTCAATAAGGTTAGAATCTGAGGTTGGTGAGTGTATCTGATATAATCTTGAATCTTTTTTTAATTTTTTTTGCCTACCAACATTGACAATTTTTGAGTATCTTGAAACTCCAAGTGCAGATTTGTTTGAAATCTTGTCTTGACTTTTATTAAAATTTATTCTTTTTTCAAATATTATTGAAGTTATATCTATTTCACCATTTAGAACTGATAGATTGTTGATTTCATATAGTTTTCTCTTCCTGTCAGTCTTCGATCCCAAAATTGCTGCAATTACTCCTAGCCCATTATTCTTTGGCATATTTGATAAATATTTAAATCCAGATTCTTGCTTGTTTTTAAAAATTTTAAAATTTACTTTTGAAAGACTTGTAGATATTGCAAGCCTTGTATCTATATTAAAGAAAATGCAGTAATGGAAATCTCTAGTTTTTTTTGTTTTTTTAGTATTGCTATTTACTGCCTGCCCATTAATAGATCTAGATTTGGATGATTTAGTAATTTGTCTTTCTGTTATGTTTTCTATAAGTGATGATATACTTTTAGAATTACTTAGAACTTTTATTGATTTCTTTCTTATTATCATTTTAATCCATAATAATTGTAAATAAATTAACGTAACATGGTAAATTTATTGAATTTATAAATATTTTCCCTGCAAAGAATATCTGCTTTGTAGGGTGTCTTTTATCACTAGGGACTTCAACAATTCCGAAATCAATTACGTCTAGCTTTTTAAGTTTATTTTCTGTTTCGTTAAGTTCAAAAAGTTGCATAACTAAATTATTTGTATTTGATGTTGACTTAAAGATAACTGGCACTCTTTCTCTAGACGGTTGATCCATAGTTATAAGAACAGTAGACCCATCATAAGACTCGCTTGGAGGAGCCTCATAGGGAAGTGATGGCTCACTAGGTTCATCATCTTCGGCATCGAAATCTGCGTCTGCGTCGGCATCTGGGCTTCCAGTAGGTTCTTCTAATAATTCCGCTGGCTCGATGGTGTACCCGGTAGGCGTCTCAAGGGTAATTACAGTTGGAACTCCCCCTGTAGGTATTACATCATTTGTTGTCGGTGTATTTAAGTGTCTAATTATATCCTGGTATGTTAGTTTCCACGGTCTGCTAACCTTAGTATAGTTTCCAAATTTCTTCCTATTTGGAATTTTACCTCTTACGTCTAGATCTTTCTTTTCTTTTTTTGTTAAGTCTTTTATTATAGGCGGTAAAAATTTAAAATTTATAACATTGCTCAATCTCTCATCAAAAAATAGTGGTTCAAGAAAGTCTACATCTGTTATTGCTTTTAGCTTTCCTTGAAAAAACGGTGAATTGTTTGTTAGTGTAAACGTATAGTTATCTCTATTTAGCCTTGTAGCTAAGTTATCAGGTTCATTTGAATCTCTTGTGCCTAGTGACATTAGATTTCTAAACCTATCAAGAGATTGAGTTATAATTCCAGTTGCAAGAGATGCAAAGCCAGTTGCTGTATCATTTGTAGCTAACACTAGTGTTCCACTAATAGAGGACAATCCCTCTACAGCGCCGTCGATATTATAAAAAGCTTCACCTCTAACAGGATACCCAAGAAGTTTACCAGAGTCATCTGTTTCCATTGTTATTGAATCATTTATATTTTCTATAGGTGATTCAAAATATATTCTTTTTGTTGCATCTGCGGATCCGCTTACAATATCTTTCTCATAATAGCTACATTTATCAGAAACAGTTGCATATACAGCTCGTAAACCACCTAGTGATATTTGCCGCTTACCCTCTTGAGTTACAACTGCATCTATAACTCTCTTCTTTGAATCTAGAATTCCTGACACTTTTTAGTTTTCCTTAACAGTAAATATACATACGATGAATTTATACGCTGACATTTGTCTTATTATCCTTATACTAAGTATTATTTAAAACACCCAGTGCGTTTAAAATTTTTTCTCTTTTAACTTTTGTTGAAAATTTATTACTTAAAATTTTTTCTAAAAGTGTTAATCGTAAATCATCCATACCTAAGCTTTCGCCCCACAGCCAGTAAGGACTATTTTCTATATCAGCTATATCTTTTTTTGCTGATTTTATTCTTTTGTTTACTTTTTCTAGTAGATCTCTATTTGATATTTCTACTTGAATTTCTAAATCTATAGCTATCTCTATAAGTACGTTAAAGTCTTCTTTGTTAAATGCTGTTGAAGCTTTTTGAAAAATATCATTCATTTTTTTAGAATTATATGTATCTATTGTTTTATCAGGATGTGATGTTTTAGCAATTTTTCTATAGAGCTTTTTTGCCCAATCTGGTTTTTCATTATTTATAATCTTTTCTTCAATTGCTTCTATTGATTCTATTTTTATTTTTTTGTTTGTAATTTTTTCTAAATGTTTATATTCTAAATCTTTCTTATCTCTATCACAAAGATCGAGTTCCTTTACTATAAAATTAAAATCAGAGTACCATTCTATATTATAATTATCACTCTCTTCTCTCATATCATTCAATAGATTGATAAAGTACTTTAATTCTGATTTTGCTCTTCTTAGCTTTCTGCTAGTATTCCTTTTTTCAGACTTACTCATTGTAAAACCTCATTTTTAAATATTAGAGACTATAGGTAAGCAAATTATTAAATCTAAAACTAGTCAGTGTTTTTATTTTTTCTTGCTGCTATTCTATCTACTGGTTTTTGGCCGATATCTCTAACTTTTCGCTTTATAGACTTTGTATTTCTAATTGACTTTGGTTTATCTTTTTTATCTTTATCTTTTGAATTTATATTATTTTCTTCTTTAGCTGGCTTGCTTTCTTCATATTTAATTTTATATTTTCTAAATTCTGCAATTACCATTTCAATTGTCTTAATTGATTCTAATGCTCTAATATCTGCAATTTTTACTGACTCGACTATATCTTCGACATAGTTTGGAACCTCAGTTATAACTTGTGATATTGCAGCGGTGCTGTCTTCACTTTTGAAATATTTTTTTAAATTTTCATTAATATTTTTTGTTATTTCATTTTTATAGTATGCACCATCTGATCTCATTTTTGATATTTTTTGTTTTCTCTCTCTTGATAGCTTTAAAAGATTATTAAGGTAATATTCAAAATCCATTTTTTCTCCAACATGAGGTTAATAATATTATAATAAAAATGAGGGGCCCAGTTAAACTGGACCCCTCAAGAAAATACTAGATATTACTCTAGACAGTTAATTATTATCCCTGCTCTGATGTTGTCTTAATAACAAGGACATCGTGCTGAACGAGATCGAATGCGAACTTGAGCAATCCTGGCTTCTGATGTCCGAATACAAGATAGTCTGCATTTGCTCCAAGTACTGATCCTGACATTAAGAGCTGACCGTTAATATAGAGCTCTGTATTTGCAGGTGAGGCCTCAGAAAGATCTATCTCAGTTGTAAAACCTGGTGTATTCTGAAGGGTTTGCAATGAGAATATATCTGGTGAATCAACAGAAGATGTTATCAGTTGCTTTCCAACAAAACCACCGCCAGCAGCTGTAGCTAGAGCATTAAGAGCACCAACGACTGTTGTACCAGCGCTGAATATTCCTTGTGATCTAAATGTAATAAAGTCAGAATATGCACCAAAAGCCATATTCCCAGCTGGGTCGGAAGTCATTGCACCATCAGTAGAGAATGAAATAGCTCCCGAGAGGCCGATGAAAGTACCTGACACTACTGCCGGACCAGCTGAAGAAACATTAAGACCAGTCAAGCCATTATGTGCTATCTGGACATCATTGCCATCACCCAGGAAGATAGCTGCTCCGTCAGATTTAAGAAAGATATCATCACCAACGAAGAGATCAAGAGCAATACCAGCACCACCGTCAACAACAAGAGCACCAGTTGTCTTAGAAGTAGATACTGTAGTTGCATCAGCATTAAGCTGACCAGCAACATTAACTGTCGCAGCAGTGGAAGTGAAATCCACTTGGTCAGCATCGACTTCCATTAGCACATTGGTGTTTACCTTTAATTGAATACCACCTGAAGCATTAGTTGCCGAAATCTGAATTGCATCATCTTCGCCTTGTTCTGATTCAAAAAGGATAGACTTGGCTGCTTCTAGCTTAATACCACCAGCGACCGCGTCAAGCTCAATACAGTTGTCATTAGTACCACCTGTGTTTGTAACAGAGAAAACCTCACTAGTAGGAGTGCCGTGAGGAGCTAAAACCATCTCAACAGCAGCGTTCTTACCAAGCTTAAGCGTCTTTCCATCAAGCAGAGCTTTACCGATAAGCATGTCACCAGCAGTAGCATTGATGTCGATAGCATCGGTACCAGTACCAGCAGCAGTTATAATGATAGATGAATCATTACCGCCGATTTGTGCGATGGTTAGATCTTCACCATCTTGGCCAGACGTGACCGTCAAGTTCAGGTCATCGGCAGCATCAATGGAGACTATACCAGTTGAATCAAGTGTAAGACCACCTGTTCCAGCATCAATATCCACACCACCTGCAGCGTTTGAAGAAAAGATTCTTACAGCAGCTGCATCAGCTACACCAGCATTCAAAGTAACAGCTCCGGCAGCTGAAGTAACCTGAACTGCAGCAGCTGTATCTGATACAGCAGTACCAGCTAAGTTGACCACTGAAACAAGCTCATTAGCCGGGGTTGCGTGTGAAACAAGTTTAAAGTATGTATCTTTAGTAACATTACCCATTACAATGACACCATCAGCATCAGGTACTTTTATCTCCATCGACTTACCAGACAATATGTCTACTCCTGCTGCGCCTGTTCCCTTAGCGTCAATAAGTATTTTCTGGCCAGTATCCATATTTTGCAATACAACGTCTACATTGGTCCCGTCTGGTATACTAATTTGTCCAATTGGTGAGTTACCAAACTCAACGCCACCATGGATGTTTGAAATTGCTTGAGCAAGATATGATAGTGATCCTGATATGTCACCAGCTACCAGAAGTGCTGCAGTTGACCCTCGTGTGAGTGCTGTGGGTTTTATTTCTACTGCTGAACCTGTAATCTGGTTCAGTCTTAATTGTGTTCTATTAGGCATTTTTGTTCTCCTTTATATTTAAAAAAGCCGTGTTATAGGAAAACAACAAATATTTACAAATTTAATCTAATCTAGTCAACGTAATTACATATTAGAAACTTATGTAATTTCTACTTATTTTTTAATAAAACTCTTAAGTTTTTTGAATACATGTCATATCTTAAAAATTCTGAATTTACATAATCAAGTGAATGCTGTGTGCATGAACCATTACTATTATCAAATACTATCTTATAGCCATATGTTCCCTTGTCAACAGATAATAACTTTGCGCCCTTGAGCATCAGGTATGCAGACAATCCTATATCTGATGTTTCGTAATTGTTCTTCAACTTTTGCTCCTATGCCAATGTTGCTATTACAGTATCATCTTTAAATAGGTCGAAAGCGAATTGAATACTTCCTGTTTTTGAAGTATTTAGAATATAATCTTCATTTGTTCCGCTTACTAGCAGTTGACCATTTATTAATACATCCACTCTATTTATATTATATGATACTGAAGAGAAGTCTATTAAAAGGTTACAATCACTACCAGCTGATATCGAAGATGTCAATCTTGTGTGAGATTTTGATCTTATTGAATGTGATGCATCTGATGCAATAGTAACTGAATTACTTGATGTTGCTATTGATATTCCGGTTCCTGCAGTAAGAAGCTTTTCATTAGTAAGTGTTCCTGTAAGTGCTGTAACAACGTACTCTGCAGCTGCAACATTTTGAACTTTATCACTTACGAAAGAGCCTATATACAAAAATGCCTCTACGTAGTCAGGATTATTTGAATGATCACCTGTTCCTGGTGGGTCTTGTTGAAAGAATACTCCATTAAAAAAATCTAATGACCAGTCTCTAGAGTCTAAAATAGGAATTTGAGTCCCAGAGTTTTTTATGCCGCTGCCACCATAAAATGGCTTTGCCTCATATGATGAGGCAAATGATGTTGGAATGAGCTGTAATGCACCGGATGTAATATTTACTGACTGACTATTTGTAAACGGATATGTTCCTGCTTTTGTATTTGAAGAGCTTTCCTCATAATCTGATGGTAACTTTAACTCAAATCCATGTCTTCCGGATGATGTATCAGTTCCAGCTATGAACGATGCTTGAAATCTTATAAGCTCAACAGATGTGCTAGTTATATTGTATAGTGCGACATTTGATGGATCTTTAGATATAGCATCTCCAAATACTGTCTCTGAAGTTATAGTTATACCTGATGTCAGGCCTTCGTTTGCAAGGTCTTTATCATTTGATGTTTGAGCTTTGCCGCTAAGCTTCTTTATTGAAATGTTTATTTTACTAGCATCAGATAAAGACATTTATAAACCTATGACCACGATATACTAATTGAGCTAATATAACCTGTAAAAGAGGCGTCCGCTTCAATTTTTAGCATTATATACTCATTATCTGCAACAAAGGCTGTTCCAAATGTTCCGTTATTTGTAGCATTCAGAGAGCTATCTAGAGATCCGACAAGGCATCCATTACCATCAGATGTTTGTCCAGTTGAAAAAGATAGTGAAATATCCATCCATCCTGTAGATTGATTTCCAGAAGTAGTTGGGATTTTTACTAGAGCAGATATATTACCAGTTCCCAAACTTGTTCCTTGCGAAACTATAGCGGCAGAGCCCTGAATAGTTAATGCGAAATCTGTCTTTGATCCTCCTGAATTATTTTGAAAATATCTATAAAATGTTCTTTTTCCAGAACTTATTCCACTATAGTTTACATTATCACTAGGGCCGTTTGCTATAGATCCACCATCAGCTGAATTTCTAAAATCTCCAGAAGCTGCGCCCTGTACTGGTGCATACAATCTTGAGTTATAGAATAACAATCCATCTGTATGTCCAGTATTTGTTCCGCTCATATGATTAGAAGAATTCCAAGTATTTGCATTGTCTGTGATAGTAGCTTGAGTTCCATAACTTCCAGATATTTTTCTATATGATTCTGTACGAAATGTTTCAGATAGAACTGTAGATGTATTTGATAAATTATATAAAAGTATTCCAGCTACTGAAACAGAGCCCGCTGAAGATAGATTAGATTTTAGAGGATGAGGGATGTTTGAGCTAACAGTTATAGATGAATTCAAAATAGGGTCTGCATTTATAGTAGCAGACTGTGTAATGTGTAATATTTTAGATTCACTTTCACCAGATCCATAGTCTATTATCGGAAATGCTTGAGATGATAAAGTACAATTTGTTCCATTAAATGTTATTGTATTTGTAGAGTATATATTCTTGTATGCATTTGTTGCTCTTACCCTGTATACAGCTGTCCCTCCTGTATTGTATCTTGCACCTGATAATCTATTCAAGCCTGACATTGCAAGTGTATCTAGAGCTGACCCAGCTGCTGCTAAAGCATCACCATTGTTATCATTTACCCATTCAGTAAAGTTGCAAGTAGAAGTAGATGATCCAACTGTGTGAGAAACTCTTACATAGTTCCACCCATTTCTTTGATCTGTTGTTGAAACTCTAAATGATCCTGTTCTATTTTTAAAAGTTGTAAAGCTGCTTCCATCAGAAAAATGACCTGAATTTGCTGAGCTTAGGTTTATAAACCCAGATCCGTTTCCCGTTAGTGAATTTCCAGAACCAAAAGTGCTTAAGTCTAAAGAGTGACTCTCACTAGTATTATTATTAATATAAAGATAAAGTGTTCCCTGATCTCCATCGCCAAAAGAGTTTGCAGGATAATTTACACCGTCTGCGGTAACATCTTCATTTAGTGTTCCTTCAATAGTTGTACCTTTATTAAAGCAAGCTGCCCTTATATCATTATTAACTGTAGTTGAACTATACGATCCGTTTATATCTACATTAGATAGAGATGAAGCCGGTGATGATAATGTTGAAGGTTGAGTGTTTGTATATCCTGATATTGACTGAGATGAGCCAAAACTAAGCTTTGCACTAGTGCCGGTACTGTCTGAGTCCATATCGTCTAAACCCGGGGCTGCACTAGGTGCTAACCCCTTAAGAACTTCATTAAATCTATCAATTGCAATTCCAAGTCTGGTCTGTGCAGTGAAATCTGTAAAGAGGCCATCAGCATAAGATCCGTCCTCTGGTACACCAATTGAAGCAGATAGAGCTGCTCTACCAGAGCCCTCATTTACAACTAGAAACCCGTCTGATGCTGCCAATGTAGTTACACTGGATACTGAAACTGATTGTGATACAACAGTAAGTGAAGCGCCTCCGCCAGCTTGTGATGAAATTGTTATTCGACCATTAGACTCCGAAACTACTGTTATATTTGAACCACCTGCAATAAAAGAAGAGCCGTCTGGCAAGTTTGTCATAGCTGCAGATAAATTTGTAACAGTAAGTGTATCTGTAGTGCTATTAAATGTAAAGTTAGAATCAGCACCAAATGAAGAATTATTATTAAACTGAACTTGTGTATTTGATCCTGCTGGATTTCCAGCTGACCCAAAAGTTATCCATGAAGTAGGATTTAGACCGACGGTCTTATTTTTATACTGCACTGTTCCATTATTATCTCTAAATCCGTAGCTATCTTCACCGATAACATTGCCAAAGTTTAAATATTTATTTTGTTCTACCTGTATGCTTCCACAAACATGTGTATTACCATGTATAAGTGCACCACTTCTAAAGTCGTCATCATCATATCCAACCTGAAATCTTGCAGGAATGGTAACACTTTCAATATTTCCAGTATGCTTTTTTACATTTACTACTTTTTCAAGTTTTTTTAATTGATTTTTTTTAATGTTAGACATTCTATATTCTATTTCATGTTATAAAATGGACCAGCACCAAGTGATACTGATACATTATTCTGGCCTTTTGGATTTAATGAATCTCCTTCTACATATGCAAAAGAAGATGAATACTCTTTGCTAAAATTAACAGAGTCTGTTGAAGATGGCTGGACATTAGTAAAGCCATCTGAACTGTTAACAAAACTTACTTGAATAGGTGAGTCATTTACAGATTTATTTTTCTCTTCTGAATGGAAAAACTTTCCGTCTTTTCTTTGTTCAAGCATATCTCTAAATTGCCCATATGTATCTCTTCTAAATTTTGAAGAAGTATACTTGGGCATTGGACTCATTATTCCATATAATGGTCCAAAACTAGCTGATACAGCATGTCTAAAGTGTGCAACTTTGCTAGTTTTTGCGTTATATGTAGAAAAATTCCACCCTCGTTGAAATAAGCAAACATTGACAAGCTTTCTGTCATAGTCAGATTTAAAATCTTGAATTGTGCTTCCAATTGTTCCACTTGAAGCATCAACTCTAAGATAGTACTTTTGTTCTACATATCTATCCGGGTTACCACTATATGGGTATGATATAGCTCTATGCTTATCAAGTGTTATCCTTTTTGTATATGTTCCGGAAGGTATTGGATCTACAGATAGTGATGGTGATGCTAAAGCCAGGTGCATAATATCAGGCATAACAGTATCATAAAATCTTTCTTTATTGCAGTCTAGTCCGACAAATCTCTGGAGCGATCGAAAGCCTTTTCCAAAATCAAATATTGACTCTCCGTATCTAGATATATGGTATCTGTCAAGTACAACGCTTGTATTTGAAGGGAAAACTGATGAATATTTTAATCTAGGTGGAGCACCAACACTATAATTAGAAAATATTGTATTTTGAAGATTACTGTATATTCCAGTTCTATTTTTAGAAAATAATCCTCTAACAGATCTTTTTAGATTATATCCAAAATTAAAATTTATAGTGTTTTCATAATATCCGCTATTCTCTGAGTAGTATGCATCTCTTGAGCCAGATTTCATAACACCTACTATAAATCTATCAACGTAGCTTGAAGATAGATCATTTCTTGTTGGAATATCATACTGATCTGTTACCCTATGGTTTCCCACAGCTTCATGTATTGCATCTGACGTGATATTCTGATTTGATTCACCTTCTATTCCCTTTCCCCATCTGACTAGAGATCCGTATAGTGTTAGTTTAGCTTGACCCTTTATTAGTTTCATAAATGATCCTGAAACTGTTCCAAAGTATTCATTATCTGCGCTAGATGCAGAATAGAATCCCAAATCTTTCCCAACATCAATTGTCCCAAGTCCAGAAGTCCATGTCATGTTTGTTCCAGAGCTTGGAATCATAGATACACCCACATCAAGACCCAGAACTATTTCATCACCAGGTAGCAGTAGATATGGTGACTCTTTTGAGTTTGGAAGAGATCCAAGACCGACAGGAAAGCTTCTTGTAGATGGCGTTGATTGTGCTGTATATCCTAGTATTCCACTTTTTTGTCCAAGTGCGATAGTTCCTGAAACTGTATTTTCAACTGAACCTGTTGATCTTAAGCCGATACCATTTGCAAGCGGCCTAGTATCAACTAATCCTAGCTTATCTTTAAGAACTAGCTCTTTGTACTCACTAAGCAAGTTATTATATTCACTGTGTAATAATGATCCTGCGAAACTAATCTGTGGGTCTCTAGCACCTTTAAAAATACTAGTATTTATCTGAGGTGAATATTGTCTAGATGATGCTGGCTTTATATTTCCAGACAATGTAGTTGTTCCACCTGGCCAAAAATCTTGTGTTACTATGCTTCGTATACCATCAGTACAAAAAACACTGCCTCCAGCAAGACCGGCACCTATACTTGGGCCTAGAGGAAACCTAGAACCCCCTAGATATTGCCCATTTGCTACTGCTGGTTTTATTTTTATTTCTAGTGTTCCTGAAAACACTGATATGGGACTAGAAGTTACATTTTCATTTGCTGCAGCGCCACTGGCAACGAGAAAGTCATGAGAAAACGCTGGCTTGTGTGGCCAGCCCTTTGAACGAACAATCGCTGGCATTCTTCCTGAAAGTGAATTTGTATTTGAAAATGTAGCACACCCGCTTCCAATCAAATATCTTCTTGAGGTTTCTATATGTTCATCTGAGTCAATATTAGAATTAGTAGGTCTAGTCTGTCTATATATAAAAAATGTATAATTGTCAATATCTCTGCATGCTTCATAAAACCTAGACTCTTCTGTTGGCTTTGCAACAGTGCCTCTCATTCTTTGAACTACAACTGGTATCTCTAGAACCATAGATTCTAGTGCAAATGGATCATTTATATAATTGTCAATAGACAAAGTCTGACTAGATGTAGCATGATATATTGATGCACCCGGAGCTAATGCTGCTATAGTTGGTGTTCCAATAAGATGATAATCTAAAGAAGACGTCAATATTGAGTACTTACTAGAGCCCTTTACAGAAGATATATCAGCGACAGAGTCAAGATATACTGCCATATGATCTGACATTGCAAATTGCTGCATTTTGGGATAAGAAGGAGTGCCAGCTCCAAGATTGGAGCTTGTAACATGTGTGCCAGCGATCCAGCAATCAACTTTGCTTACATCTGTACTTGTACTCTGATAGTACATCTTGTAGTTTGTAGATGAGTTGTGCAAATGATCTACAAGGCCGATATCCTCCCACCTATTTAAGCTTGGGTTATAATATAAAAATCCAGAATATTTGTCTGATGTCGAAGGAAAATGCCCGCTTGAGTCAACATTTATTCCTGAAACATTATATCTTGTAGCTATTTTCTGGCTTGAATTATTTATTGGTATTGTTATACTTATTTTATCCCTAAGTGGACCTGAAAATCCTGGTAGATTTTCTGATTTTGTGCCAGTAGCATAGAAAGAATCAGATTTTCCTGTATTAACAATTCTTGTTTCATCGTAAGGTAAAAATACTAGACCGTTTTCTATATTTGAAATCATCCCGTCCATTGAAAGGCCGTCAGAAGATGTTCCATGTGTGATAATAGTCGGTGGCTTGTTAGGCGATGCAATAAGTATAGAAGTATTAGATTGTGATATGTTTGCTGCTGTCTGAACAATTGGATATACCATTGAATCTGAGCCTAAAAACATCTTAGTTTTAGTATCATCAAATCTTAATATATTTTTTCCAATTAATCCATGAGTTTTACCTGTAGTTCTAGCAGTGGTCGGATATGTTCCACTGACACTATCTGTCATCCTTATTGTAACTCTATTGGGCAGTGATAATATTCCCGATCTATATCCTTTTGAACCTGATATTGGCATTACTTAACTAAGCCTCCAAATGCTATTGAGTCAACTACTGTTAGATTTCTAAATCCAGACTCACCTCTTTGAACAATTTTAGAAGAATTATAATTCATTATTGTTCCTACTCCCCTTGATATTATTCCAAGTCCAATAGTATCGTTAAAATTAGTATCACTCATAGTCTTTAGATCATTTACAATATAGCTGTCAATTAGCTCGTCATATGGTGATATTTTTGATCTACCGAAATCACCTATAGGCTCAGAGAACATATGAAAATTATCCTTTGATGGACCTAGATTTTGAGAATCTATAAATGCAACGTCTACATCAAATGTAGACTTTTTATCAAACACTCTATCGCACCTATACGGATAGGGATTATCCATAATGCTTGCCTTTATTGTTCTTGCTACAAAGGGAGAGTCAACACTAGCACCTGGCAATGTTCCCCTAAGATCTAAAGGCTCTATTATTCCGTTCATGAGCCCTGGATCAAGCCAATTTGGACTAAGCATAACTTGTGGGTAAGCTGTAAGACCATCATCTTTAAGAAAAGTAACAGGATTATTTAATGATGATATATCATCAAATGGATCAACTGTTGATCCATTGCTAGATTCACTAAATAGTTCAACATTTCCATATGTTGTTCTTTCAAGTGAGAAGTCAATAGTATCATAAAAATTTAAAGGTAGACCTTTAGATCCTACGAAAGGAAGCAGTCTTGAGAATACATCTTTTGAAGTCTTTAGGCTTACACCTTGCTTAAATGCATCTATACATGGTGCAGCGAAAGATCCAGATGCAGCAGATGCCAACGCCAGCAGAGAGTCATTAGTGCTTAGATTTATCTCTTTTCTATCTATAAACGGTTTAATTGGCATATTTTACTCTTATTTTTAAAACTTCTTAATTTGGCCAGACTTGAGTTGCCCAGCAGCAGGATTATCAGGATATTCTGTAGGCTTATCTGGGGGTTTATCAAATGATCTTTCGGCTTGCCCTAGATAAATCTCATCATATAGGTATCTAAATCTATTTCTTTCCAACGGATGTGACTCATATATAAAATCTATTCCAAGAAACTTTGTCTTCTTTGGGACAAGCTGCTCTAGTATATTGCCTAGAGAACTAGTGAACCATTTAAACATCCTATAGTATGAATCAAATTCAGGTTTTGCTAATAGTCTTCTAAAGTAAATCTTTCTCATTTGCTCTAAATCAGGATAAAATTCATCAAATAATAAATTTGGATTTCCAAGTGCATTATCAAAAAACTCAAGAGACGAAAACAAAGACATTATATCATCTTCAACTGCTTTTATTGCTGAAAACTCTATAGCAAATCTTGTATCATCATCTGGGCTTTCACTTCTCAGCACTTCATATACTGGTGATGCATATGCATAATCTTCACTATCTATATTTTTAGAATCTGAGAAACCTCTAACTCTAACTTTCTCATCTGTTTGTGAGAGATCAAACTTTGGAGAAAGCATAGAGTAGAATATATTTTCATTTTTTATAATTTGTTTATTTTTCTCAAATCCGCGTGCTGTAGCTGCTGTAGTCTGTGTAAAGTTTGTTATCATAAGCTCACCTGTTGCAGAAGATGTGAGAACTTCTTGTGACATCTGATGATCAACTCTAAGTCGCTGGAAAGAACCTGTTTCCTGAGTTATAAAATCATAACTCTTTACAGGGTCTAGTGAACCTATAGAATCAGGATTTCTAACATGATCTTTAAATGATTTTTCATCAAGTGCAGAAGACCAGAATCTTATCTTTCCAACCTGGCCCGAGAATTTTGTTGACATTGCCAGGTCTCGATCACCACTTGACCAATTTGGCAATCCTTCAATAGAAGATCGATCACTAATTAAAAATCTCTCTTGTGAAATTGTTGTCGGAAGAGGCATGCTTTGTGAGCCTATCGCTATAAAAGTTCCACTAGGATTATAGCCTGTCTCACCGCTGGGCGCGATATTTTCGAGCAGGTTGTGGTCATCGTAAGCAAAGAATGATTTACTTACGTAAGACTCTGTAACTCGCCCGTTTGCAGACCTTGCTGCCCTAATAAACCATGATGATGTCATGTTAGTTGAAATCTTAGGCGTTGAAAACGGAGATCTAACTTTTGACCCAACAAGACTCTCTGATACTGAAGTTATGATGTCATCTGACCTGACTTTTCCAAATGATATGTACCAGGGCTCACCATTAAACAGGTCTAAATTTTTATCATTTATCTGTATCTTTAGGCCAGGGGTGGCGATGTCGATGGCATCTCTAACAAATAGAGTTAATCTATTGTTTTCTGTAGGGATAGAAGCAGATGTTGCCAGAATGTTAAGAATATGTGCTCCCCCACCTACTCCATCATGTGATCCTGTAACATGAAGTCTAGCTAGGCTCTGTGTTGCATAATGTGTTTTTCCACCCAGCCTGGGCTTCTCTAGAAATCTATAATATGCTTCATATGTAAAAGATCCTGATGTGTGCTGTCCATCACTTTTATTATTTGATATACCATTTCTATTTGTACTAGATTTATTTATAAAGTTGCCCTTTATTTCAGGATATCCTGGTTCAACTCTTGAAGAGCTAAGATATTTGCTAATAAAAATCGGAGATGTGCTTGAGTAGCCTTGATAGTTAACTGTATCATTCTCATGACCAAAAGATCCAGTAAAGTCTAGAAAGGATATTGCCTTGATTTTTCTTATACGTTTATTATCTAGTGTCTTCTTAGTAGGTCCTCCAAACTCTCTTATATTAACAATATCATCTGGATCTATTCCAAATGATGATAATGTAGACTTTATACTTCTTATTGTTCCCTTTGATCTAGTTATATAGGGAATATTTATCAAAAATCTTTTCCAGAGTGCGTTTTGTAATTCCCTAAGTGATCTTGGACTAGCACCCCAGCTCTCTCCCAGTCTTTCTCCATCAATAAATTGATATATATCAGCATTTGTAAACAAGCTAGGCAAATCTATTCCGTAATACCTCCCAAGTGCTGGCAATAGCTGATCTGGTATAGTCTCTTCGTTTTCATAGTTTACATTAAGAAAATTACTAATGCTATCAATTACTATCTTCAATTCATCAAAGAATTTTGCATAAACTAGTAGAAATGATGTCATAAGCTGCGCACTTCCAAGCTTTGCTGATCCTGGCATTGAATTTCCTGTTATGGCTTTTACAATTTCTCCAGCCTGTGTTGAAAATCCCTCATTTGCCTGACCTTCGACGAAAAAGTGCTTTGGTATTAATCTTGTTATAAGATTTGGATTTATCTCGTCATACCTAGATGCTGATATAAGCATTTTTGTATTTAGATCTTTAACAAGGTAGTGATCAGGAAATAAAATCGGGGTTAGGTTTTTCTTTTCAAATAGCAAGGGCGAGCTAAGTGATCCTGTAAATCTTAGCTCACTAGTAAAGTTTTGAATTAAAGCATGATTTGAGTTTCCAGAAGAGTCTAATATAATTTTATTTCCCTTATAGCTTCCCGATGGTTCATTAAACTTTAAATAGCATACTAGGTTTGGCTCAGGAAAGATACTCTTTTGTCTAAACTCTTTTAGCTCATCTGCAGTTCTAACATCATGGAACACTCTAACTTCATCTAAATTTCCAGAAAGAGATACCTGAGGTGAAAATGTAGATTCTCCTCCTTTTTGAAATCTTGAATCAATATTGAATATAGATCCGGTCCCAATATAAAGCGGAGACTTGTCAAAAGAAAGTATACTAAACTCTGCTTTATTTGAAGAAGTTCCTTGAAGCTCACCGTCAAAAAATAAGTGCAGATTGTTTTCATTTCCCCTATCATATATACAACCTACATTAACCCATTTTCCCTTTTCTATACTACTTGATACAGATGTGTGTATGCCACCAGAAACAACAGACCATATAATATTACATCTTGAAGTATCAAGGCTTCTGCTTAGTGCAATATTTACTCCGAAGCCTGCTTCTTTTTGTTTTTGAATAATTATTTGATTTTCATTTACCTGATCCGGTATATATGTTTGAAACTCTACTGTGATCGGATTATATTCGAAATCTATCTCTGCATTTCCATCATTTTTTGTAGAGAATTGTGGGAACTTATAGCCGCTTGAATCAAATATTTCTAATATTGTTCCATTACTAGCTGGTTCACCAGAGACTGTTCCTGAAAAATGTAAATAGCCAGTATATTTTGGAAATATGTTAAAAACATAATTTTCAAATCCAGTAAGTGAATCAAAAAATGACTCTATTGATTTTTTATTTTGATCAAACGGATACTCATTAATTATTTTAGATATTGCAATATTTGTCTTTGCTTGCGCAGAATTGAAAAATGTATGATTTTTGAATTTTGTATAGTCAATGTTAAGCTGTTGTGTGTTTTTTATAGCTTCTGAATAAGAATCATATCTAAATGATTCATCTGACTGTATATTTGTATCCATCATACTAGAAAGACTTATTTCTTTTTTTGAAGTCAGTTTATTTATTGATTTTTCATTTTTAAATAGAGAAGGTCTTTTTGATTTTGAAACTATTCGTTTTTTCATACTATTTCTCTAGTCGAAATTTTGCTGCAACATCTGTAAAGAGAAGATCCTCACCCATGTCTTTTATTAAAAAGTCTATAGTATAAAGTCTACCCTCATTAAGTGAATCCATATATATATCAAAATACATTCCATCACTATCAGTAGAACAAAGAGTTGCATTGTTTGATTTTTCAAATGGTATTATTATATCTGAAGATATTGCATCCCTAATTCTATAGTACATTTTTGTAAATATCTGGCTCTTTGTTTCCATTGGAACCTTCTTATATACAACATCTCTATCTATATTTTCAGCAAATACTCTAAATCTAACTTTATCATTTAAGCCATATGTAGGTTGAACATTTGTTACTGTAACAATAAGTCTTTTTTGATCATTATCAAATGCAGATCTATCAGTTCTAAAAATAACTAGTGAAGATGTTAGAAATGGAACAGTTTTATCCATTGATGACCATACAGCAGTAAAGCTTGCTGATCCTGCACTTTTAACATGGTGATATAAAGTGCCACTTTCGAACTCACTTATTGCAAATGATGCAGAATATACACCTGTTATAAAGTTTTTTCCAATTTTATGCTGAGATCCAGTTATTGTTTTCTGGAATAATGTTCCGCTTAGATTAGATCCTGATACAAGCTCAAGATATAGGCAGTCTGAACCTGTTATTTCAGTTGCAGCTGATCCTGATCTGAAATTTCTTCTTGTGCCTCTTGCACTATTATTTAAAAATACGCTTCCCGTCATGTCAAAGTAAAAAACTTCGTGATGATCTTGTACAGAATCATCGTAATGAATAACAATTGAAGGCCTTTTGATATAGTTTGTAGTATGTCTAGATGCAAATCTTTTTACAAATCTTGTTTTCTTATCTGTTTCCTGGCTTCCGCTAAATGAAATCCTAAAGCCACAATCGGGTATTAAACCTACTAGTGTTCCAGATACTATTGTAGTTACGTCTATAGATAGATTCTCATCTCCTGTACTAAAAGTTTGCGATTTCCAGATATTAATATTCTCTGTTTCACTACTTCCACTCAGCGTTCCGCTTGATATAATATCAATATTACTTGATCCTAGAAAACCTTGCTTGTTTGCGCCGCTTAGATGCCAGGCATCAGCAGAACTATTTGATACAGATGCTGTTATAAAGTTAGAAGAATCTAAGTCAGAAAAATCTACTATATTTCTACCTATACCCTCATCAAAAGATTTTGAAAGTGGAAATACTATTAATTTAAAATTACTAGGTGTTGTTTGACCTCCGTATACATCATATAGATTTAATGTTGCTTTAAAAGTACTTGAATCTAAGTCAAGTATTGATCCAGTAAGTGCACGTAATGGATTTAAATTAAACTTTAATAATATTCTACTTATTTCGATTGGATTTTCAACAGATCCAGACGTAGACTCTCCATATAATTTATATAAATCAAGAGTAGATGCCATTCCTACATTTGCATCTGTTGCTCTAAAACTATTATTAATAATCTTATTAGTAACGTATGTATCTTTGCTAGCTGTCAGTATTCTATACATGTTTTACCTTATTGTTCCAACTATATCTTCATTTGGATATTTTAACTCAAATATAGAGCCCGGTGGTGATATTATCATTCCTCTACTAGTGTTTTGATCGATCGGATATGATATGCCGCTATATACATTATCACCAATAACACCATATCTATTCGTAAATTTCAAATTTACTATAGAGACTACATCTTGAGTATTTAATATTATATTTACTATATCAGATGTTATAATTGGCTGCTCTATTTGAAAATTTTCAATATTCATGTATGAGTATATTGATGTATTTATTTTTTGAATAACTGTCTCTGGGTTACAATTTCCAGAAACTGTAACACCATATGCTACTGCAATATTTATGACGGCACCATCAACTATATCTATTGCATCTGATATTAATCTTGATTCATTTATATATGTTGCTAAATTTTGCTTAAGCGAGTCTGATGATATTGTTAACTTCCCATCAGAGTCACGACTTAATATTGAAATAACACTTGCAAGCGGATTATTATTATTTGCCCTAATTCCAACTCTAAAGACCCTTCCAAACTTATTTGGCATAGTATATATTCTTGCTACAAGATCATCCTTTGTAACTATTCTCGATTGTGAGTTTCTATATGACAGTGCTATTGATCTCATTTCATTCAATGTTGGTGCATTTTCTCCGCCAGCTGCAGCTTTTTGATTATCAACTTCTAGTGATGATCGTATTGATGAAACACTAGGAGCTGATATATTTGATCCAAACTTTACCTTAAGATTGTTTACATTTCTAATTGACCCAGCAGAAACATTATGCTTAATGCCGCCTCCTGCTCTATACCTTACTGAAATTGTTGTGCCTTGTGGTGAGATTCCAAGTGTAATTGTATTTAAAAGCCTGTTTGGATCAATAGCAAAATTTGAAACAGATGTTCTCTTTCCGTAAAATGGAATTGATAGCTCAGAAGGGTCTGGCATTAAATCGTTATCAGTAGATTTTGCATTTCCGCCGCCAAACTGAATTTGTGTCTTTTTTGATTTTATTGATGTTGACGTAATAAATCTTCTTGGAGCTGGAAGAAGCTCTATGTTTTCTGCAACAGATTCAGAATCATATGCAAGATTGTCAACCCTTTTAAAAACTGTATCCTGCGTTAAGCTTTCAACTTCATAATATTCATTGCCCTCTGAATCTATTATATCAATTATTTCAGTTACATTTGCATTTGATAACATTATCTTTCTAAAAGGTTCAAACCTATTGGGTATGACAAACTGTTCTTTTTGAGTTGTTGATGATATACACATTCCTGACATTTTTACAGAAAATGACGTTGGATTTCCAGATGAATCTGATTTCATAGTAACATAAGTTGCAATAATATTTCCCATTGAGCTTTTTCTACTAAAATCAAGTGTTTCGTATAGTGTAAAGATAATTCCGCCACCAGATGAAACTGTAGTTCCTTCCTTTATTACAGGTAAAAGGGTTGATTTAGGAACATATTTTCTCCTTTCAAGTATTGCTGGAACTTCAATATAAAAATCGACGAGAACTGTTGCAGGAGAGGCGCCAGTTATTTTCATACCTGTATTCCGTATAAGCCTCTCAACATTAGAAGGCTCGACAGCTTCTGAAAGATCTAATTCTTGGAATTGATGATCCATATAATAAGAAAGTGTGTCACCAACATATGCTGCTAGCTCAATCATCATTCCAGCAAATCCATTTGGGCCAAAGTCAGCATTTTTTTCACTAAAAAAAGCTTTTCCATATGAAGAAAGTGAAGATCTGAATGAATCAAAATCTCTATTTAAATATGTTCTCTGTGATTCTCTAATTGATTGAACTGTGTTTTTTTTATTATTTGACATTTAAACTCTCACGTATAAATTATAGAAGCATAAACGATACATTTAATTTCCTTCCTGAAAAGCTTACTGTGGGCGATGTGACACTGTAGCCTATTGATATATCAAGCCTGAGCATTCCAGGATCTCTATCTTCGACAAATTTCGAAGTAAAAGTGTTAAGCTGGACTGTTGGCATCCATTTTGTAACTGCTGCTTGTATTCTATCCATCGCTGCTGACTCAAAATCATCACCTAACTCCTGATACTCTGATATTAGCGGACCAAGATTTGCACCGTAGCTTGGACTCCCAAGCCTTTCATTATGATCAGTATTTACAAGATTTTTAAAGTTATCGCCAACTTGAGAAGCAGCATCATAATTCATTTGAAATAAATCAGATCGTTCTGTTCCTACTTCAATTGGTAATCTAACACCAACAGCGAGGGCTTCAACCTCGCTTAATAATGATCCGCTTGTAAAATAAAGACCAGAAGATCTAAATTCTTCATCGTCTGGTGGTGATGGCATGTAAAGCCTCCAGTATTAATTATACAGCATTGTGAAACTGAGACTATACATATGCTAGATTTTTATTTATTCAAAATTAACAAATTCCTTAAGAATGTCATCCATGCTCTTAATTACAGTCTCACATAGGTATGCAACATCCTTTGTCGAAGTCAAAGAAGTTTGGTTTCCTGGGTTTTCGAGTTTGTTATAATAGGTTATTAAATAGCTTCTAAGCTTAGCAAGCTTCATTACTTCATCTTTTTCCATTTTTAAATCTTTCCTTTATGGGTATTATAAAATTATTGTAACAAGCATTGTCATGTCGTATATAGTGCTGTTGTAAAAAATGATACCTACTCACCTTTTATGATACTTGACTTAAAGTTTGCTGCAAGGTAGGCTGAAAGACCAGATGCAGAAGCGCTGACAGTTACACCCGCAGTGGTTGCGGTGGCGGGGGTGATGTTGGCTGGGGTTGCTGCGATTGCAGTTCCTGCTGCTGCTGCAACTGCAGTGATTGCTGCAACTATCTTTGCAAGTTCAATCTCTAGATCATCTGCTCTTACAAATGGTTGCATTTTTAGTGCGGTTGCTGTTCCCATGCTTATATTCCCAGCTGCCACAATCTGAACGTTTCCAGAGCTGTCCATCGATATGCTAGAGCCGCCCTGGTGTACAATCTTTACACTTCCGTCGCTGCGTGCTATGATTCTAGGGTGTGTTGATTTTACGACAACATAAGGTCCTGTACTTGAGTTTGCTCCAGTTGTACCACCAAGCACTAGATCAGCAACAGTTCCGCCAAACTTTACATCGCCGTCTGTGTTTGATGAGACATAAACTCTTGATAGATCATTTGTGTAATCAGGGTTGCCCTCTGCTATATTTGAAGGAGTTTTGCTATGACTTGGAAATTTATCTATCTCTGAATAATCTCTAATTTCACTTTTTAGAACTGTAGACAGATCTACCTCTTTTGAAGGTGCAGTGCTGGTGGCGGGCAAAGTGGCTGGCTGACCACGACCAGTGACCATATCTATTGTTCCTGATTTGTCAAGGTGATCGGTGTCTTTTTCTGGCCCAGAGAGATCTTTTCTATCTTGTCCAAGACATATAAGCGTATTATTTGATCCTTGCAGAACTAAGTCTCCAACCCTCTGAGAGAATCTGGGAACCGGTTCACCTACAAATTGCTCATTATACGAGAATGAATTATTGCATAGTAAATTATAAGAATCACTACCTGGAATCTCATCTGTCGTGCCAGCTGGGGCAAATCCATATGCCTGAGCATCTGTTATTCCATCTATTCCGCCGCCATATAAAGCTTCCCTAGAATAGTGTGTATAGTTAATATCATCAACTCGAACATCAGAAGAGATTCTTGACAACCAGTATCCCACCTTTGCAGTCGACTTGTTTAATGTTTCATATATCACCCATACTCTTTCGCCAGGCTTGACTGGCATAGCAAGATGAGGAAACATTGGGAGAAATATAGAACCTTTAACAGCAACATCAGGCTTTGAGTCAGATGCCAAATCATCAGATACAATTTTTGCAAGAATTGAGCCACGAGGCATTGTTGACCCATTTGCAAGGAGACCTAGTGTTTCTCTTACCGTTGATCCATTATACGATTTTTCTAAATCAGATTCAGGATTTGAAAAGAAATCTAAAACAACAGCTTGATATAGAAGCCTTCCGGAACCTGTTTTTTCTACGGTTTTTTTCGTTTCTTTATTTGGTCTACCAGCCTCAGGTTTTTTGCACTCAGGAGAATTAAAACTTTTAAACTGGCCCATCTTGGCTCTCACTAATTTTAGAGTATATATCGTTTATATCTACTGACTTTTCTTCTTCTTTGCCTATAATCTCTGCAAGTCTTAGTATCTGATCATTGCTTTTTGACATCCTTTCAAGATATTTTGATAAAATTGATCCGTATGTACCATGGTTTGCAAGATTTCCCCTAGTTTGCATTAGTAAGTCTGTAAGGAGTATACTTGCATTCTCTCTATCACTTAGAGAATTTTCATAAATCTCTTTCCACAAAAGCTTCTTCTTATCTTCAGTGTTTTCCAAAGACTCAAGTAATTCAGAAAATCTTGTTATTTTCAATTCTAGCTCAGTTATCTTTTCTGAAAAACGCTTACCATCTTTTTTAATCATTTTTAATCTCCAAGAATAAGTGAAAAATCATCCCTTCCTGTAATATCTCTATAGTGTTTTCTAATTGTTGACATTGTAACAGAAAGTTGTTTTGGTGACAGGTTTGATATATCCCTTAAGTATATGAACACTGCTCTTTTATTAAGTAGCTCAAGGTCATCAACTCTTTCAAAAAGTGATATAATTGCATCAATACAAGAATTTTCCTTTTCTGTTCTTAGCCTGTTTTTTATCTCATGTAACATTTTTTCCAAGTCAGCTTTTGACTCTCTTTTTATCATATTCCTTTCTTGAACTGCAGCGACTTTGAATGCTGCGTGTTGTGCTAGTTCACTTCCCTGATTTTCTTGAATATCTTCGAGGCTTATATTTCTTCTAACTTGCTTTGCTTGTTTTTTGCTTTGAATAATTAGCCAGTTTTTTGCAACAACATTAAAATAAGAAAATGCCTTTGTACCTCTATCTGGGTCAAATTTATGCAATGTTTCATATAAAAATGTAACACAGTCATTTTTTAATCTATCAAATGAATCAGCAGTCTTCGCAAACCTATGTATAAAAATTAAATTTTCTGCTAGCTTGTTAAACGCCGGGAGTATATTTTCAACATATATTTTATGTTTACCTGAATTTGCTTCAGTATTTTGAAACTCTCTAATTGCATCATGAGTAGCTTGCGTAAAGTAATCATTCTTCTTACTCTTTGATCTTCTTTTTCTTGTTTTTTTCTTTGCTACAATTGCCACTTTTATTCTAATCCTTTTCAGATTGCTCTACTTCTTCATATTGCTCTACTTCGCTTACAGATGATAGAACATTTGCTACTTTTAATACTGCTATCTTTGCTCTTTCTATATCTCCAATTACACGTCGAACTTCCATAGAATCAAAAAATATTGGTATTTCTAATATTGATGATATAGATTTGTACTGAGCATCTAGAATATCAAGTGACTCTTCTATTGAATCTTCAACATCTAGTAGATAGATACCTAATTTTATATTTAGCCTGATAGAATATAAAAGAGCTAACACTAAGAGTATAAAAAATACAATCTTAGAAATAGCTAGCAATTCAATCATACCTCTAATATCTCTTTGATAACACTGTCATACATCTTGCATATTGAACTAGAAGAGTATTTATTTCTTATTTTAGCAGATAGTTCTTTTGCCCACTCTGTTGGTATTTCAGATTTTTCTCTAAACTTTGCTATTTTTTTCTTAAAATCTTTCTCGTGTGGGTCGGCCCATTTTATTCCATTAACAAATATCCTTCCGTCAATTTTTGACTCTGGTACATCTATTAAGTCATAATTTATAGATAAAAATCTTCCCATTGATAAAAATTCTGTGTGAGCTGACCAGTTTGTCGCTATAACGGGTATTCCTGCTGCAGCTGACTCAAGTAATGGTAATCCAAAGCCTTCGCCCCTTGTTAGACTTACAAATGCTTTGACAGACTTGTTGGAATATAGCCCTGCCATCTCAGATGGTGTTAAATTTCCATGAAGGAAATGTATTTTTGGAAAATCTTTCTTTCCAATATCTGATAGAACATTTTTTAGAAGGCTCTCAGTTAGCATTCTGTCTATAGATGTCCCCCTTCCATGGTTTGTTTTTAATATAATTCCAACACTAGGATCATCTTTGAAAACTTCACAAAACCACTTTAGTGTATAAAATATATTTTTTCTATCAGTGTCAGTATTTTGACCTGTTAGCTGAGATACAATTAAAAAGTTAAAATCTGTACCGAAATTATAATTTTTAAAATATTCGTCTGCTGAATTTTCTTCAATTATTTCTGGAAAAAACCATTCTGGAACAACATATAGTTCTGTTTCAAGGTTACCAGACATCTCTAGAACTTCTTTTGCATGTTGTGATGGAACTATAACTGCATCCATATTATTGCAAGCAGTTACCCACTCCTTGTTACAAAGATTTGTCTCTAGTATTGCTGATAGACCGATATTTATCTTTGCAAGATTCGGATCCCATTCATCTGGTAGCTGAACTTGGAATGAAACATCAGCTATTTCATCTTTTTTCATACTTTTTTCCATAACTCTTCCAACCTGTCCGTTTTCTAGATCAGGATTAAGCAGCCATGGAGTATTTCCCCAGTTTACAGTCTGTGTTTCAATATCAAAATTTAAATCAGACTTTTCAAGATATGTAAGTAGCTGTCTTGAATGAACTCCATATCCACTTACAGAAAGTAGCGGTGCTCTTATAATTGCTCTTATTTTTTTCATAATGTTGTAATTTCAAATCTCTTATAGTTATCTTTCCAGTTATCAATTAAACTGGAAAGTGTTGTATCCCATTTATCAATCATAGTCTGATGATTGAATTCACTATTTACATAGTCAATAACCTTATTTGATAATTCTTCCCTCTCGTCTTCGTCAAGATTGTATATTTTCATAATTGCTTTCGACGTTGTTTCATTTGAAACATAATCCTCGTATATATAGGGAACTTGCTGTGAGCCTACTAATGTTCTTAGCTCAACATCAAGTGCAACACCGTTTTGTGATCCATCACGATGATCCTCTACTTGTCTTGTCAGACCTCCTGTTTTTTGAGCAATTATAGGTGTTCCTGCCTGCATTGACTCAAGTGTTGATAGACCAAATCCCTCAGCAAAACTAATATTTAGACAAAAATCTGAAATATTATATAGTACGTTCATTTGATCAAAGTCTAATCTTTCTTTTGAAAACATTACGTTTTCACTTATCCCAAGCATGTCTGAAACAGATAATAAATTTGGTCCTTCGTGATCAAGAGGGTCACAATGCATAATAAGTGTAGCATTTTTATGACCATGATCTTTTTCTAAATTATCTAAAAATAGCTTCCAAGATTCAAGAACATCAGCAGATCTCTTTCTTTTTGCATTTCTATTAACCCATATTCCAACAAAATGATTTTCTTTAGATTTTCCTAGTATTTTCCTCTTTTCATCTATTACCATGTTTTCAGGAAGAGGTTTAAATATTTCCTCTGGAATTGAATGAGGTACAAAATTAACCTTATCTGGAAACTTATCATACAGTTGCTTGTATGTATGATGAGAGTGACAATTTATTAAGTCTGTTGCATTATAAAGCGGCTCATTATATCTAGGATACGGAGTATTGTCCCATACATGCCACCATGCAATTGGGCATATCTGGTGTATCTCATCTTCCATTTCAAATAGCCATATAAAAAATCTTGGATCTGTAAATATAATAAGTGCATCTGGCTTTTCTGTTGCAAGTGTAACTCTAAGCAAATCTCTATCGCCAAAGCCGTCAATGGGTTTTATTATAAAGTCTTCATTTACAACTACTGTCCTATAATCATTATGCTTTAATGCGGCGCCAAATTGCCTAAATGTATACTTATTATTCTTGAGAAGGCCCTCTATTAAATGTCTTGTCTGTGTTCCAACTCCTGACGTTGATAATGCATGGTCAGATAAAATTAATATTTTCTTTTTCATCTAGAAATTTTCACTCTTTGTTTAAAAAATAATACTATAAAAAGAAGTATTGTTAATAATTTGAATACTATGTACAGTAGTTTGTATTTTCGTATGGACAATACTTACAACTATTTCTATTTTTTAGAAATAGTTGATTCTGAACAGATCCCACCATATTGTTCATTAATTTTTTTCCTTTTTCAAGAGATTTTGGGCCTACTGAGACTGTTACTAGTTCACATATTTTGCCTTGCTTACCCCCTCGTTTTAAAAGTACAAACCCACACCTAACATCTTTTATATCGATTCCGTGCTTTCTAGCCCAGAAATGCTTATAAAGAATTAATTGTGCTGTCATCCCTAGATCTTGCTTCTTATCTCTTCTCCACCCATAGGCTCCAGAAGTTTTCCAATCAATAATCCAATAAATGCTCCCTTCACCTCTTTTCTTTGGCACTTTTATAATACCATCAATAAATCCTTTAAATAATATATCTTTTTTATCTATTGATTCATATAGTGTCTCCTCAGCATCAAAGCATTCCCATCCGGGAAAAGTTTCTTCTAAAAATTCTGGAACTTCTGCCCACATATTTTCTGCCCACTCACACCATTTTTCCACACCTACATTAGATGATTTCAAATACCATGATGGTTGCTTAGCTACCCATTCAGGATTATCAAATCCATACTTTTCCCATGCAGAAACTATATTTTCCTTAAGCTTTTCAACATTAACAGATCTATTTTTTAAATATGTCTCACAGCCTTCGTGAACTGCAGTTCCAAAATCTAGGTAAGGTGACGGTTCGAACATGTCTATTTTATCAATATATACTAGCTTATGTCTCCATGAACACTCTTTCCATATCTTTATTTCAGAAAAAGATATATGTTTTTTCCCAGTTGGAAAACTGCTTGTAATTAATTTTTCCATTATTTCTCCTAGTTATATTTTACTATAAGAAACAATATTTTTCAAATTGGTGTTTACTATTAATAATAGCAGAAAATCTTTCTTAGCTCTACCATTCTTGGATCACTCTTTATTTCTGCTATTTGTGTATAATTTTCTTTTTTTGATAGAGAGCTTTCAGGGTTGCCAAGCGTTACTGGATTTATATGAAATCCATGTAAATTACTATCTTTATCAACTATTCCAAAGTTTCTATTATTACTTTTTTTAAGATTTTCCTCTATGGAAGTCTGATTTAGTATTTTTTTGACTTCTTCTGCGGAAAGTTTTTTATTTAAAAACCTGGAAATATAAATAATTCTTTCTTCTTGCATGTTGTAGAAATCTTCGTATTTTAAAAATAAAACTCTTCGACCTCTTCGCTTATCCCTTAGAAGGTTTTTATAATACTGTGCATGGCTATATAGTCTTCTTATAGCATGATTTTCTGCTATACCTCTAGGATATACATCTAGAAAAACTCTTCTTAGTGAGATATAGCATGCTATTGGATCTCTATAGGTGTAGATACAATCACATGTGCCATCAACATAGTCATGTGTTTTTTCCAATCTATTTTTTAGTACTAGTGATGCTATTTGCCATACAACTGTAGATCCAGATCTTTCCATTCCAATACAAACAGGATAAATCAACTCAGACATTCTTAATACTTGCTGATCTTTTCTTCTAGCGAGTGCAATGGTCGCCAGCCAAGATCTACCTCTGTTTTAGTAATATCTGCAAGTGTTTCTCTTACTTCAGCTGGTCTTTCACTAATATGCTCAATTCCGTTTCCGTTATTTATCATATCTGCTATTTCTATTATTGAATAATTTTTACCAGTTCCAACATTGTAAATTTTATGATCTATGTTTGACTCAATTGAGCAAATATTTGCATTAACAACATCTTCAATGTAAGTAAAGTCTCTTCTTTGCAATCCATCACCCACAATAGTTATTCTTTCTCCTTCAGCTGACTGTCTTTTAAAAAGGCCAATAACAGGAGCATACTGGCCCTTGATTGGCTCCCTTGGGCCATAAACATTAAAATATCTTAAAACTATTGAATTTAAATCATATAGCTGAAAATATAATTTGCAAACTTGCTCTCCCATCCATTTTGACATTGAGTATGGATTTAGGCAATATGGAGGCATATTTGGCTGGAACGGAATTGAATTCTGTTGGCCGTATAGTGAAGACGTACTAGAATATATAAGCTTCTTAACAGAGTTCAACCTGGACCATTCCAGGACCCTCTGTGTACCTACTACGTTAACATCGAAGCAAGCCCCGGGATTTTCAATAGTAGGCTGAATGCGACTGCGGGCGGCAAGATGAAAAACATAGTCAACATTATTAAAAATATTGCTACAGTCATCTTTAGATATATCTTTCTTCCAGTAGGTAGCTTTTTCATTATAGTAAAACTCCTCATTTTCTTGTGCTGACAGGTCATCAATTACTCTTACTTCATTACCCAATGTTATAAGTTTATCTACGATGTGACTTCCAATAAAGCCACAACCTCCAGTTACCAGGCTTATATTTTTCATATTATAACACTCCGCTATTTATTATTCTTTTCTTTAGGTCTGTTAGAGAGTAGCAGTGATCTCTCTTATGAAAATACACATGCTTATCAATTTCACAACCTGTAAATCCAGTATCAGTTGAATAATCACTACCAATTATTCTGACGTCATAATCATAATTCTTTAAGATATCAAGCAGCTCGACCTCAGTTGTATAATGAACAATATCGTCAATATATCTTATTGATCTTAAAATATACTCTCTATCACTTACACTCTGAACAGGCTTACACTTTTCAGGCCTCTCGACTGTGGGATCACTCTGTAAAGCTATGACTAGATAATCACATGCATTTTTTCTAGCATCTTCAAACATTTTTATGTAGCCTGGGTGAATTAGGTCAAAGCTTCCGGCTATAATTCCTTTGATAATTCTAGTCTTCACTTATAGCTCTACCTTTCATCTTTTCCCAATCTCTATCACTTCTAATCTTATCATTTTTGTTAAGAACACTTTTTAAAACTTCTGCATCTATACCTAGTGTTTTTGCGAAATAAACAATTGCTTTTGTGTCTTTTGGAAAACAATGGCCGCCAAAACCCCTGTCGCCATCTGGCCCAGGAACAGTTAAATGACTATTTCCAATTCTTTTATCGTGTAGAGCATATTCTGTAACTTTGTCAAAATCTACATTTGCAGCAGTGCATATATCATACATTTCATTTGCAAAAGTCACTTTTGTTGCAAGAAAACAGTTTGTAAAGTACTTTACCATTTCTGCAGTCTTTGTTCCTGTTTTAACAATAGGTATTGTAGGGAATGCTTTTCTAAACATTTGTTTTACTGTGCCCGTTGCCGGTCTTGGGCCGCCTATGATAATTCTGCTCTGATTCTTAAAGTCTTCAAAAGAATTCGCCTCAGTAAGGAATTCTGGACTAAAGCAAATGTCAATACCCTTATAGCTAGAAGCTATTCTTGCTGTTGTCCCGGGAGGTACAGTTGATTTTATTACAAAGATCTTTTTATGATTTTGCTTATTTAGAAAATCAGAATGTTTAGGTATTTTGTGCTCATCCTTTAAAACATTATAAGCTTTATCAATTGCGAATTCTAGCATTCTAGTATCACAGCTGCCATCTTTTCTCATTGGTGTAGGGAGACATACAAAAATAATATCTGACTCATAACAAACTGCTTGATGGGTACTGTTACATCTTGACTCATCAATATCATATGTTCTAATGTCATAAAAATTCTTTAGTCCCGCCTTTATAGCAGATCCTACAAATCCCTGGCCTATTATCCCTATTTTCATATCTCTTCAATTCTCTTTGCTTTATCATCAATTATCATATCAAAGGCTCCCTTTTTTTTGCCACATATAAGATCATCAAATAAACAACCCCACAGCATAAGCTGATTATGTGTAAAATCATGCCAGTCTATTCCAGAAGTACTACCTCTTGCAGTCCAATAAACTATCTCATTGCCATCAGCCTTCAGCTTATTTATTTTTTCAATATTTGTATGGATAGGCTTTGAATTCCTATAATCCCAAGCTCCATCATCTTTTAATGTTTTACAAATAGTTCCATCGATATCTACAAATATTCTCATTTTTTCCTAATATTTTATTATAGAATGAAGAAATACAAGATGTGCGCATTCAATAACACCATAATCTCTAGAGTCTACCCAGTAATTAATTTCGCTGTCTAGCATATTAAGCTTATTATCTTTTTCGAATCCGGAAAGGGTAACAGTCTTTATGTTATTTTTATTGCAATATTTAACAGCATTTATTATATTGTCAGAATTACCAGAGGATGATATTGCAATTACTAGTGTGTCTTTTGTTGAAAATTCTTCTATAAAAACTCTATATGCATTTTTCATTCCGTAATCGTTAATATAGCATGTAAGTCTTGAAGGATCTGAGAAGCATATTGCATTTTTTCCCAAAGCTTTTGTGTAATCCTGTGATATATGAGATGCAATAGAGTTACTTCCACCATTCCCTATTATTATAACTCTATCATGAGACTCAACTAGATTTGTTAGCTTGCCTACATATGATTTTATATTATCTATTTCAAGCTTTAGCCTATCTAGCTGCATAATATTTTTGCTCCCCCATAGTCAAATTTAAAATTTAATTCTTTCATATTGCATAGTGCACTTCTCAATCTTTTATGATCTTTTTTATTTGCATAAAAAAGCAAAAAGCCGCCACCGCCAGCGCCGCAGAGCTTTCCACCAGATGCTCCATTTTTCATTGCTATCTTATAATACTCGTCTATTATATCATTAGATATTCCACTAGTTACTGTTTTTTTTATATTCCAGCTTTCGTCAAGTATCTCTCCAACAAGGCTTATGTCTTCGACTATAGCATTTTTCATTAGTGGGACTAAATCTACTAGTTTTCTTGTTATTTCTAATTTATTGTTTTCATATCCTTTTTTCTGTCTTGCTAATATTGTAGAAGCTTTTCTTTTTATTCCTGTGTCAAATAATAATAAATTTTCTGATAGATTATCTAAATTTTCTGAACTTGTATTGATCTCACTTACAAATACATTATTGTTTGTAAATTTAATCTCATTTAGTCCTCCAAAAACTGATGAAAATTGATCTTGTTTTCCTATTGGCTGCATGCATTTTTCAATTTCCACAATGCACGCGTCATTTGCAAGATTGAATCTACTATATTTTTTTCCACATAGATTTGATAAAGCATTTAGTACACCAGCAGTATACGCGCTAGAAGACCCCAAACCTGTACCATATGCAGTTACGTCTGATATAGAGGTAACTTCTATACCTGATTCTATTCTCAATAGATTCATTGATTCTCTTATTAGATCGTGCTTTATCTCGCTTACATTTTTTTCAATTTCTGTTTTGGAATAGCTTGCTCTTATTAATCCGTCGTATCTACTGTGGGCAGTTATGTATATATACTTGTCAATAGTTACACTTATTACTTTTCCAAACCCAGCTTTTGAATAGTAAGAATATAGATCACTTCCACCACCTATTAAACTTATTCTCAAGGGTGTTCTTGATACTATTAGACTACTCATTTAAAATTCTTATTAATAAAATTACTTAAACTTCCTGTTGGATTCCACCCTAGATCTTTTATAGCACTAGTATTATCAGCACATGTTTCAAATGGTTCCATTCTATTCTCACAATATATTACTTTTCCACCTATCATATCTGAAACTTCATTCATAGATAGGGATCTTCCATTTCCAATATTATATGACTTGCCTTTAAAATTATTCTTAGATGTTGCTGCAAGAATGTTTGCACTAATAACATCATCTACATGTGTAAAGTCTCTTCTTTGATTTCCGTCGTTTGTTATTGTTAATGGGTAGCCTTCATTGAATTGTTTTTTCCATATTGCAAGAACTAGAGAATATGCACCATCGCTAGACATTCCGCTTCCATATATGTTAAAATATCTTAATGAAACTGTATCTATATCATAAATTTCACTAAATAGTTTACAATATTGCTCGCCTATATATTTCTGAAGACCATATGGTGATAGAGGGTTTTTAGCTGCTGTCTCAGGTGTTGGTATTATTTTTGTATCACCATAGCATGAACTACTAGCACTATATACAACTCTTTTGACATTTGAGTCTTTTGCAGCAACAAGTATCTTTAGTGTAGAATCAACATTAGCCTTGTTAAATGGCACTGGATCATCAATAGACGGTTGTACTCGTGCTCTTGCTGCCATGTGAAAGACAACATCGACGTCTTTCATAAAGCTTAAAAGATCTTCTGCAGATGCATCTGATATATCCTGATTCCATACATGAATATTTTTGCTCTTTGGTATGTTTGATCTTTTTCCGCTTGAAAAGTCATCTATTATTTTTACATTTATGTCTATTTTAATAAGTTCTTTTACTAAATTTGATCCTATGAACCCAGCACCACCTGTAACTACTACATTTTTCATTTTAAAATCACCATTAGGTTATTATCTTTCTTATTAAATGTAGACTTTAGTGTTAGTATATCTGCAAATCTACATGTACCTCTTATTTTTTCTAGATTTCTCTTGTGTTGTTTATTAAAGTTTTTTGTTGTATGTCTTGCCAAAAACAAATCTTCTATTATAAAAAGTCCGCCCTCTTCCAAATATTGAAATGAATTTTCAAAAAATTTCATATTGTATTCTGGAAAGTGTAATCCGTCATCTATTATAATATCAACTTTGTGACCAATTTCATCAAAAGCTCTTCTTACACTATCTCTATTTGCTTGATCAAAACAGTATGTCTTTATTCTTTTGTTATCGTCATTAAATATTATTCTTTTATCAATATCAGCACCGTATATCCTTCCATTTTTAAAGTATTCTGACCATGCATATAGAGATGCACCAGGTCTTGCATCATTTCCCATAAACCCTCGAACATCGCTATTATTACTTCCCAGGCCTACTTCAAATATTGACATGTTGTCCTCTCTAATATGTGAAAAAAACTCATGATAGAACAGAGAATAATTGTGAAAAGATCTCTTTTTCTTTAGAACAAGCTCTGTATAATCATCAATCCTATCTTTTGAATCGCTAGGGTATGATTTATCTGACCTGTTAGAGTCTAATATTGTACATAGATCAGTTGATTCAAATGTATCATTATTTTCGTATTTTGATTTAAAGATAGCATATTTTGATTTAAAATCATTAATATTATTATATAGCATGTTTTATCCGTCGTCTAAGTTGCTAAAAAAAGATTTTGAGTTGTGTGCTTTATCACATATTAAAATATCGTAATCTGGTTTTTCACCCACACTTAATATGTGATACTTGCAATTCCATTTTTCTAACTGATCTTTTGTAATATTGTACCAGTCAATTCCTGTTGTAGATCCTCTTGCTGTCCAGTATGTTATCTCATGACCTTCTTCAAAGAGCTTGTTAACTTTTTTAATATTTTTCCTAATTGGGATAGCAAGCTCATATTCTCGCAATCCATCATAATAGCATATTGTCTCATCTATGTCTACATAAACTTTCATCAAATCTCTACACTTAGCATTGTATACTCTTTTATTAGAGATCTTAATGTATCAATATGTGAAATTGTTATAACTGATACATCACTATCTCCAACAGGAAGTATACAAACAATATTGTCCTTTATACTTTTTTTATCTTTTTGAAGCAGTCTAATAAAATCATCTATTTTTTTACTTTCTATTCTAAAGATAGGAATATTTTTTGATAAAATCTCACATAAAGATTTATATCTCTCGATCGGTATCATCCCCAGTGAGAATGAAACAAAGTTTGCAATATCCATGCCCAGTGTGACAGCCTGTCCGTGTGAGATTTTAAAGTCACTTAACACCTCTATTGCATGCCCAAAAGTATGTCCATAATTAAAAATCCTTCGCTGTTTTTTATCAAACTCATCTATTTCAATCATTCTCTTTTTAATTGACAGACTTTCTAAAATGTGAGAATATATTACTCCAGGATTTTCTAGAATTTTATCATAATCTCTTATAATTTCTTTAGAATGCTGACTATTGTCGACAATATAATAGTGTAATATTTCTCCTATTCCGCTTTTTATATCATTCTTAGACAGTGAGCTAAGAAAATCCGTAAAACAGTAAACCTCCATAGGTGGGTAGAAATTTCCTAAAATATTTTTAGCTCCATTAAAATTAATAGAAGTTTTGCTGCCGATACAACTATCTGCCTGGGCCAAAAGTGTTGTAGGTATAAAAATCCAATCAACACCTCTATATAATATTGAAGCTGTAAACGAAGTAATATCCTGTATAATTCCGCCGCCAATTGCAACTAATTTCATATTTTTTTTAAAAGAAGCATCATTTAATTTTTTTAATAAAATTTCGCATGTCGCTAGCTCTTTATTTGATTCAAGAGCATCTATTTTATGAATGTTATTATCACTCCAGTATTCAGTAATCTCTGGATATAGACTAGCTACCTTTCTATCAATTACTAAAAAAGTATTACAAGAAAGCTTTTCTAGAGCTTGAGATCGTGCATTTTTACATTGCTCTGTATCATATACAGATACAGTGTACTTACCAATATACGATTTAATTGATATTATACTAGACACACGTGTAACCTCCGTCAACAAGAATATTTTGACCTACAATATAAGAATTAAGATCACTAGCGACAAACATTACAGTAGATGCTATATCTTGAACACATGCTAGCCTTCCTGCCGGAATATTTTTAGCTATTTCAGCCATCTTATCTTTTCCGAGAATATCTACTGTTAATTCAGTTTCTGTAACTCCCGGTCCCACGGAGTTTATAAGAATTCCATGTCTTGCAGATTCTACTGCAGCTGCTTTTGTTAACCCAACTAGTCCAAACTTACTTGAGCAATAAGCTGTTCTCAGTGGCATACTAATCTCACTAGATATAGATGTAATGTTAACTATTCTTCCGTAACCCCTTGCCTTCATTCCCGGAATGACAGCTTTCATTATCTTAAAACATGATGTTAGATTTAAATCAATAATCAAGCTATAGTCATTTTCACTATACTCTTCAATTGGTCCAATTTTGTTTGTACCCGCATTGTTTATTACAACGTCAAAGTCAATACTTGCTATTTTTTTAAGAAATTTTTCCATTTGACGTTTTTTTGAAAAATCTACCTGAATATAACCTTTTTCATTTAAGTCTAGTTTTCTTCCTGTATACCAGACACTTGCGCCGAGATTTTTAAAATTATCAACAAGGCTTTTTCCAATTCCCCTAGTTCCACCAGTTACAAGAACTTTTTTTCCCAAATAATCTATTTTCATATTTCATCTTTTCTATATATGTGCTCTACATCATATCTGGATACAGCAAGCCTTGATGCAATTTTATCTCCAGCTGCAGTTATTTTATGGCGGTGGCCCTTTTCTATAAAAACAAGATCACCAGATTTTACTTTGTGAATATCGTCGCCTATTTCAAATTTCCACTCTCCCCTAAGAATATACCACCACTCATTCCATTTTGCATGGTAATGACGTCTATTTCCCTCACCAGGCATCTGGTTTATTAGAGTACATGAATTATTCTCAGTATCTACAAGGGTATGATACCATGCACTTTTATCAACTCCACTATTCATAAGATTTGTAACTGATATTATGTTTTTATTTGGTGTTGATGGATTTCCATCATGTATTCCGTCTTGTTTTAAAACCCTTGGAACAAAATCGTCAGAATAAGTTTCTGGTTCATGATATGATGGCTTGTATAATTTTTCAAATGGTATCATCTGTGCTATAGACTCAGCAATCATAAAATCAGACTCATTATCTATATCTACAGTAGACCATCCTGTAAGTGTAAAATATCCAGTATTTTTACTTCCGCCATGATATGCACAACCAAACATTGACATATTATCTTTAAATGTTGAACATTTCCATCCCATTAAAGACGTTGCATATATCTTTACTGGCTCTATTTCCTGTGAAGGCGGGTTTTGCTTAGTTTTGTCAAAGTTTACAGGGTTACTATTATATACACATCCAATCTGTGCATCCTTAACTGAAATAAGTGTATCAAAATTATTCATCTCTTTTGAAAAATTTAATATTTCATCTCTTGTTATAAACGGCGACGTTGGAAGAATCTGTAAAACATACTCTGATTTTATATTATCTATAAAGTCATTCATAAACTCATCATTTGTAGAAAAGTCTGTGCATAGTGAGTCATCTCTTCTATACGGTATACATCCCATATCCGCAGCTAGCTTTAGAATAACTTCACAGTCAGAATTTACATAAACCTTAAGCCCTGTCTCTAGGGAAGCCTTAATAGCATATGATATAAGCGGCTTGCCACTAAGAAGCCTAATGTTTTTTTTCTTAATTCTCTTGCTACCGGCACGAGCTGGTATCATTATAACTTTTTCTATACTACTCTTCTTTTGACTCAATTGCACCTCGTAATGATGAATCTTTAAGTCTAGCTTTTTCGCCTCTTATTGATGGACACTTGTTATCTGTCTGATGAATGAGATCATAAAATATAATCATACACATGACTTCTACTGTGTGAAAATACTCACATTCAAAACTCATTTCAGAGACACACTGTCTAAGTATATCTGACTTCTGCCCAGATACCATAAATGTATCTATGCTTCTATCACTTGCCCAATGAAGAGCATTAATAACATTTGAAGAATTTCCAGAACATGACATTCCTATTACAAGGCACTCTTCCGGATTTTCAATAGATGCTATTGTCTCCAGCCACCTGACAAAAAGTTGTTCAAATCCATGATCATTTGCATTTGAAGTAATAAACCCAACACTATCAAAAGAATATACAGATTTATCGGGTATTAATCTTGAAAGATCTGTTGCCATGTGGCTAGCTACAAAGTGCAGACCACCATTTCCAAGCAAAAAGATTCTCTTTGCCTTTGAAACTTTTAATACTAGCTCTTTATACTCACTAGAAGCAATTGCATCAAAACATCTCTTTTCTATATTTTCAAAATTAATTTTCATATTCATAATAAATCCTTTTAGTTTATATTATACCGCTTATAATATCATTATTTTTATCAAAAGTTTTCATACTAAGGATATTATAAAGATTTAAATCTAAATTTACATTTGGGTTTTTTAGAAGTTGTTTTTTTGCATATAACCACATGTTTTCCTGATTGTGCCTCTGAGACTTAAATGACTTTTCACACAATTCAGACTCTGTAGTTCCAACTATTCCATCTTTATATCCTTTTAAAATTCCTGTTAGATAAAAGCTATAGCCATATACAGAAATACTTGCAGGATTAAATCTCATTTGGTCAAATATTGCAACATACCCAGTAGTAGGCCTAGATTTTATCTCTCTAGCAATTGAGCTCCAGAATATATGATCAACTATTCTTGTCGGGATAGATTTTGAAATTTTATTAAACTTATCTCTATCTATCATAGGATGTATATCTGTAACAAGTGATGTACCGTCTTGCTGCGGTGGGGGTGTTGTGCATAAATACTTTATACCGTAGTCTTCTTTTAAAGCATCTATGTCTATCTTTCCTGCATTCTCAGGTTTCTCTATTAGGCATGAGTAAAGTACATCTGTTTTTACACCTATATCTTCAGAATATTTACCTATTAACTCGCAACCCCTGTTTATCCTTATTACTAAATCATGGCTATCTATTTCATTTCCAAGCTTGGATTTCTCTAAATAGCTTGCTGGTCCAACTATTGCAATAGTCTTTCCTTCAATAATACTTCTGTAGTCTTTATCAAGATCTATTTCTTGAAAAATATTTCTATTAAACATTTATCCTATAACTCCTTTATTCTTATAGACTTGCGAACTTTTCTAGGTCAATATTAGTATGCTGGTTTAATATAGAAATGTTTGACAAGTTGAATGTATCAATTTTATTTTTTTGTGCATAAAAGTAGACAGCATTGTGAAGTAAGTTTATTGAGCTATTTGCACGTTCAAAATTTGTACCTTCATTACCTCTATAGTTAGAAAAATGATTCTCCCTATCTATTTTATATCCATCCTGGCCTATTATAGCAATTTTTTTAAATCCAAAAAAGAAACATAATTGAAATAGCGGGGTTGTTGCATTATGCCATAGAAAATTATCAGGTATCTTAAATTTTTCGAATCCATTCTCTGGGAAATGTGTATGTCTATTCCAAAGTTGCGGCTTTATAAATCTTGTATTATTTGATTTGGAAATAAATTTATGATACCACTCATGAATAAAGCAAGTAGTTTTTTCATTTTCTACTATGTATTTTATATCCTCTTGTGCTTCTAGTGCTTTTTCATATGATCCGTTGTAGTTTATTAAAGTTCCATCAGAGAAAGAATATGATCTTCCTCTCAATGGTCCACAGAAAAAAGAAGTATAAAAATCTGGAAACCATATATTTTTTTTACAAATATCTGCAATCTGGTTTGTAGAAAAAGTTACAATATTGTCATCTCCTTTTAATAGATCAAAATCTATATTGTCTAGTGATGGTCCATTTCCAATGATAAGAGCTTTCTTGTCGCTAAAGCAGCCTTTCATATCTTTAAAACTATTCACAAAAGCTATCCTTGATTCCATTTAAATAAATTGATTCTGCAACTTTAAATTGCCAATTATAATCAATATCAAATGTTTCATCTTCTGGAATAGCAAAAAGCTCTGGCTTGTTTTTACTAAATGGCACAGGTGCCATCCATATTCCTGATCTTATGGTATCCATTTTCCCAGCATACAAGCAGTGTGCTGCCTCATATGTTACTCCTACTTTTTTTGTATTAAGAACATCACAATCTGGCCACTCAGTTATCATTTCCATTCTACTATCCCAGAAATAATTTTTCTTTTCTACTACGGCAAACAAACCGTCGTGCGGAGAATCTACATAGTGCCTAACAAAACTATCAATAGACTCTATAGAGAGCATTGGGCAGCATGCACTAATCACTACAGAATATTTGAAATTTAGCTTATCATGATATTCCATAACTTCTTGCATCGGTCCTTCAGAAAATGCAGAAGCTTTGCTTCTATGAAATATTTGTAAATTATTTTTTTCTACTACATCTTTTATCTCTTTATCATATGCAGAGAAAAAGAAATTTTCTCTCGGTATTATTTTTGATTTATTTATTTTTTTACATGCTATATCGACAAGTGTTGTTTCTCCAAAAGGTTTCATCATCTTTCTAGGGACTCTTTCAGAGCTAAGTCTTGCCTGTATTATAAAGCATATATCTTTTATATCTTTCATCTAGTCGCCTTTTACAACTCTATGACTATCTTCATCAAAGTGTTCTGTTGAAAATTCATAGAGCTCAGAATTTTCAAGGGCTTCCATTTGATGTCTCAATCCAGGATAGATGTAGAAATTCATGCCAGGCTCCAGCATAATTTCTTCTGCTGTCTCTAGCGAGTCCTCATCTGAATATCGCACTATCATTCTTCCTGATTGTAAATAGAATACTTCATCTTTATTAACATGATAGTGCCATGAGCACTTTTTTCCTGAAATGAAAAATAAAAGCTTTCCGCAATAAAGTGACTTATTAACAATCCATTTTTCATAGCCCCAGCCCTTTTTAACAAATTTGATAGGACTGTGAAGTTTTGATTTATCTACCATACTGTTTTTCCTCCATCAATAACCATATTTTCACCAGTCATATAAGAGCTAGCATCTGAGCATAGAAATACTATTGCTCCTTTGTACTCATTAATATCTGCCATTCTTCCCATTGGAATAATATTTGATAACTTTTTAACAAATTCTTCCGGATGATCATTATAAACACCAGTTGGGCTTAGGCAGTTGACTCTTATTCCCTGCTTAGCGAAATATACTCCCATGTACTTTGTCATTCCTACAATTGCCCATTTTGCTGCAGAGTATGTTATCGGCTTTACATTTTGCATATCTTCAGGTGTATCTGGCTTTCTGTATATTCTCTGATCGGGTGCTATTACACCTAGATCAGAAGCTATATTAAGAATCACACCTTCTATTCTTTGTGATATCATTTTATTTGCAACTGCCTGAGAACAATAAAAGGTTCCGTTAAGAGCTGCATCAATACCTTGATTCCAGTATTCTGGTGTCATTGTTTCAAATCTACTAGAAGGTGTTAGACTTTCGCCTTTTTTCACTTTGGGATCTTTTGCAGCATTATTAATGAGAATGTCTATTCTATCAACTAGATTAACAATTGTGCTAACTGAATGTGGGTCTGTTACATCCATGTGATATGAAATTGCAGAGCCTTCGCCATATTTTTGATTTAGCTGGTCTTCCTTCTCCTTAACTCGATCAGCATGATGATCAGTCAAAATTACCTTTCCGCCATAATCAAGTATTGCTTCTGCATGCTTAGGACCGAGAAGCCCTCCTGCACCAGTTATTAGTGCAACCTTTCCTGTTAGACTAAAAATATTTTTCATGTAATCTCCTAAAAATTTTAGATAAGTCAGTAATATATTCCATCTCTTTTCCCGTCTCACCTCTTATCATTTGCAAGGTAAAAAGATTATTATATTTTAATTCTGAAAGTTGAGAAAAGATAGCATCAAAATCTGTATCTCCCATACCGTATTGTACAGAAGGACCATGATTATAAACTCTATCTTTAAGATGAATATTATTTATTTTATCAAAAATAGCATCAATGTATCTCTCATGATTAAAATTTGATGCTGTAATATTACCAGTATCATATGTAAATCTGATATTTTTATTTGAACCTAGCACTTCTGATACAAGAGATATTCTTGCATCAGATTCAATATTGACTATTAGCTCTGGATACTTTTCAAAAATATTGTCAAGAGCCGCCCTTATTTTTGATACATCTGAGCTATTTTTTATAGTAGCTGATTCAACTAATGGTATTGTTATAGATAAAATATTTTTTGTATATAGCAATTCAACAATGTTAGTCAAGTTTAAATTTAAAAAATCTTCATCATATACTCTATCTGTAACTAAATTATCAAAACATATAGAGGAAATTTTTTCTATTATTTTTAAATCTATATCTGATATCAAAATTGGGTTTTTAAAAAGTTTATTATTGTCAATATTCCACTCTATGTGGTTCAGTCCTAGCTTTTTTAAAATATCAAATTCTTTTTGCCAATTTTCAGGTGTTGTTTGATGACCATGAACTGGCTGTGATAATCTTCCTTGAATTATTCCTAATTTCATGCTATATGATTTCTTCGACCAGTTCTATAAAAATATTGTTATTGGGATCTTTTAAAAAGCATACTTTTGCACATTTTGTATCTGATAACTTTGGTTTGCTAATGAACTCTACATTTTCCAAAGATAGCCTGGAAAAGATATTGTCTACATCACTAACTGTTAGTGCAAAATGTGTACAACCTAGTGTGAATATATTAAATTTAGAATTTTGAAAAGAATTAAAATGTAGAAACTCTATCATAAAATCTCCATTAGTCATTTTTACTGTTCTAACTTCACATTTTTTTCCAAGAATTGTATTTATAAAATTTCCAGATTCATGATTATCATTGACAATTGTAAAATTAAAGAATTTTGAATAAAACTCAATAGATTCATTAATTTTGTCAGTAGCAATGCCAATATGTCTAAGTGTTACACTCATTGAACTCTTACTCTGTTTAAAAGTAACTCTCTAACTTCCATATTATCATTAAAACAGCATAGGAATACTAGCATTTCTGCAATCTCATCTGGATTTATAAAAGTATTATAGTCTTGAGGTGTTACAAGTGGCACTTTACCCATATCTGTTTTTGTGGAACTTGGTGATAGATTCACAACTCTCACATTATAGTCTTTTAATTCATCAGATATCGATTTACTAAAACCTAGAAGTGCGTGTTTTGATGAACAGTAAAGTGATGTATCCTTTCCTCCATTATAACAAGATGAAGAACCTATATTAAATATCCTTCCCCATAATTTATTTTTCATATAACTAGAGTGAAAACTGGAAAGTAGAATTGGAGCTCTTACATTTATATTAAAAAATTTATTATACTCAATATTTGAAATCTTGTCCATAGGGACTATTGAAAAAAATCCTGCATTATTAACAAGTATATCAATTCCTGATGAATCTTTGTATACTTTTTTATTTAAATCTTCAATCGATTTAAGTGAAGAAAGATCAGAGCAATATGTCACTATGTCTGGAATGCTTCTTGAAAGTAATTTAAGCTTGTCTTTATTTCTCCCAGTTGCAAAAACATTAGATCCAAAATATGAAAATAGCTTGCAAATTGAAAATCCTATTCCGCCAGTTGCCCCAGTTACTAATACATTTTTACCTTCAAGTATTTTAAACCTGTCAATCATCTCAGAGAGTGTCTACAATCCTGAGCTTTTTCATTGCTGAGATTTCATTTTCAGTTACTTTTTTTACACCATCACCCAGAGCAATCTCTAACTTTCTAATCTCGCTAACTAGAGATGTTAATTTTTTTATTTCTATTGATGCTACCTGATCACTACCATACATGCATCTATCAAGTGTTATATGTCTTTCTATAGATGTTGCACCAAGTGCAACTGCTGCAAGGCTAATTCCTGTGCATGTTTCATGGCCACTATAACCTACATTACAATCAAATATATCTCTAAGCGTATTAATAACATTTAAATTAGCTTTCTCAGCAGGCATAGGATATTCACTATTGCAATGCATTAATTCATAAGTGCAGCCAGCATTTTCAAATACTTTAATTGCTTTTGATATTTGATCAGTAGTACTCATTCCAGTAGAAATAAAAGTATGCTTTTTCTCAGCTGCCACTGTCATTAAAAGATCTCTATGTGTTAGCATTGCAGAAGCTATTTTATTATATTTTATATCAAAATTAGAAAGAAATCTCTGACTAGGAACATCCCAGGCAGATGCAAACCACTCTATACCTAAAGACCTACAATATAAATCAATCTCCTTATACTCAGAGAAATCAAACTCAAGGCCCTCTTTTTGATCTCTATGTGTTGAACCCCATGGACTCTGCCTTTCACTCTTTAGTTGTTCAGGTGTATAGACAATATCTATTGTTCTTTTTTGAAACTTTACAGCATTACAGCCTGCTTTATATGCTCCGTCTATTAGCTTTTTTGCTATTTCGATATCACCGTTATGGTTTATTCCAATTTCTGCTATTACAAATGTATTCATTTTTTTCCTCTTTGTAATTTTATATTAAACCATGATACCATAGATTTATAAATGTTTTTTATAAATCTATGACAAAAATCAACCTTGTTTCCATCCATACTTACTAAGCATATCTTTCATATAATTTTTCCATATTTTATGTGGAGGCGACCCACTTCTCGCCGGGCGGTTGCCTTTAGACATTGGCTTTTGAGACCCTGCGAAGTGAATTATTTTAGTGTTTTCTAAATTTAATTTGATATTTTCGCGTCTTCTTAGGTAGAGCTTTTGGCCGCAATTATATACTATGCTTAATTTCTTTATCTTTCCTTGTCTTCCGAAATATTCTGAAAACATTGATTGATCATTTAGTTTAAATTTGTCAGAATGCTTTAGCAAGTTTAGCAAATCATTATACACATTGCTACTTATTATATCTTTTCCTAAAACAACTAAGCCTCCTTGTACTTTGTGATCTCTTTCATATCTATTATCTTTTACAATATGCTTTGCAATAATATCTTCGCAGGCAAGAATCCCTTCATTGTATCTCATTTTAAAAAGATCATCTAGGCTGTTTATAACAAGCATATCAACATCAAACCATATTATCTGATCATACTCTATAAGTGAGAACATTTCAATTCTATAGTATGTCCACAGTCTAATTGATTGTGAATGTTTAGACTGTTTCGCGTGTGTTTCTCCTATTTTTTCTCTATACTTCTCTGTGGGTATTTTTTTAAATATAAAATTTTTATATATCTTTTTTAACTGGTTAAAGTCGACCTCAGCTATGTCTCCATCTTTATAAAAGACAACATACTCTCTATCAAACTTAGGATTATGTCTTAAGATAGAATATATAAAAACTTTAAGATATATTAAATGACTATTACTAATAACACTACACACAGCAAGTTTTTCTTTTGGTTCCATATTATCACCTCTCATAGAGTAATTATGTAATCACCTACCGCCAATCACCAAATTTTTCATGTAGTTTTAATTTTTTAATTTTCGCTTTAACTTCTTTTCTTTTACTATGCCAGGCTGGGCTGGTTTTTTTAGATATTTTCCCCCGATGATCTTCAAATAATACTAGATCAATCATATCTATTGCACCTGAATATATTAATTTTTCAATAACATGATATTCTGCTCCCTCTATGTCCATTTTAACTAAGTTGACACGGCTGTTAAGCTTAAGAATAAAATCTGAAAGATCTATTGCTTCTACTTTATAACTTATATTTTTATCTATATTATGTTTATCTGAAATAACACTCATTGAAGCATGAGGATTTCCTATTTTCTCGTATGCATCTATATTACAATATTCGATCCATACAGCTTTTTGATAAATATTAATTCTTTCATTATCTTTGTATATTTCAGAAATGTTTTCACAATGAAACCTATTTATTTCAAATGCGTGAGTAATACTACCAATATTATTAAAATAATGAAGTTCTTCACCGCAATGAAATCCCGCGTCGATAACTATAGAGTCTCTATTTAGATTTAATCTTTTTAAAATTCTTAAATTTTTTCTATAAACATCATTACTATTCCAATGCTTTTCACCATAAATATATAGCATTTTAATACCACACAGATTGATCAATTATTGATTTTTCAAACTCATCAAAGTCTCTCAAGCTATATTTAAATTTTCCCTGGTGTACCTCACTATTATAATGGAGATGATATACTCTTGGGGCCATGTGCTGATCGCCGAACTCATGTTTAAATCTATCCTGTTTTTCCCTATTGCCCTTGCTTCTTATGTTATACTCAAATGGAAAATGATGTATTCTTACATTGCTACGCCATAAAGCAACTCTTAGACTAACCTGATCCCATCCATTTGTTTCATTAAAATATTTATAAAAGTACTCTTTCCACATTGAAAGAAATGTCTGAGTAGAAAGTGAAGAATTATATGCCATAATTCCCCCGTTTACTTCTGAAAATGCATATGGTATTTCTGCATACTCTGGTACAATTTTTGAGTACTTTGTACGCTTTCTTGCATAATCATTTGTTAATCCTACATCGAATCTATCAAGTATGTCAAACATGTCAGATATATTTCTTACAACTACAGTATCGGAGTCAAGATATACTGTTTTGTTAAACGGTGAGTGCGAGACAAAGTCAACTTTTGCGCGTGTATGTGTAGGTTGAATTTTTGCATAAACATCTACAAGACTATCTATCTCAGGTGTCTTTTCAGCATCTGTGAATAATGCTACTGGCTCATCATTAAACCGCTTAAGAGACTTTATTGACATTAGTGCCTCTTTTGTAAAAGCATCACCAAATGCTATATATAAAAATCCTCTATCTGCAACTTTATTACTCATTATGTATATCTCCTATAAATTTAACTAGTTTTTTCGCATGATCGTGTGGATCATAGTGATTATTAAAAACATCAAAATTTTCTTTTGAAACGGTGTTTCTAGTATTGTGATCCATAAGGTATAGTATCTCTCTACACCAGGATGCAGTATCATGTGCAACAATTTTATTTTCACACTTTCCCATAAATTCAAAACTACTCGGGCTTAAATCATGTATTACTGGTATTCCATGCTGATAAAAAACAAAAGCTCTTCCTGCATTTGTTTTATTTTTAAATCTTAAAAAGTAGTCTGTACTATAAAGACCATATTCAACACTATTTTGTTTTTGAACATCTCCATTATAAAGTCTCATATCTGTTACATTTGGAACAACACCAATATCACATGATTTAATAATTTCTGTAATTGTTTTTTGATCATATTGATGCATTTCTACTTTAACATTTTTTGGTTTTCCATGTTTCCAGTCAAACCTACTATCACCGGTAATAACAACTAACTCTATATTGTTTCCAGATCCAGATATAGACTCTATTGCTGATCTAAGAAACGGTTCAAACTTGGCAAGATGTGGAAAGTGTCCATGAAAACATATTCTAGTAATGTCTTCTTTTTTATGAATCTTTCTTTCTATATTTTGAAATTGTCTTTCTATGAGTGGATATACAAATACATTTTTATAAAAGCTAAGTGAACACTTTTCTTCATAACTACCCACTATTACAAAATCTATATTTGGATTTTGATAATTTGAAGGTATGTTTATAGCTCCTACTTTTATATTTTTAAACTTATCCTTTATTTTGTCAGCACACTTGTAGGCAGACTTACACAGTATTATAGCATCGTACTTCTGATCATCCAAGTCATTAATGCAAATTATTGATTCATTTCCAATATCAGAAATAGTTTTTGATAAATCATTAACCCATATCCTATATGAGCCAATATCAATATTTGGACTTGAAGTTAAAAAACAAACTTTCATTAAAGCCTCACTGTTGTTTTTGTCATACTCATTGATGCACTAGCTAGAACCGTGAAAGGTTGCCCTCATAAGAACCTGATGTGATTGATGTCCACTGGCAGTATCACCAATGTGATATACTTTGAAACACTTTGAAAGCTGTGATAATGTCATTATATCCTGTGAGCATCCAAACCTTATATCAAAATCATCAAATATCCATGTATTTAAAGAATCATTATGCTGACAATTTTCTAAGGTCAATACATCTCTTATCACAGTATCTTTGTCATGAAGACCGTCTATATAAAAGAAATTTGCTTTTATATTTTTAGATGCTATATCTTTACTAGTTCCTGAAATGTAATTAAATCTAGAATCTTGGTCGAACATACTAGCATATTTTTTATTTCTAACATCTCTTGGATCACATGTATAAACTATTCCATCATCAAAATTATCTTTAACATATTTACAAAATGTAAAATATTGCCAGCCTTCAGCAGTTCCAACTTCAATAAATCTTTTCGATTCAAATACTTCAGCAACTCTAGTAAGATAATAAGATCTTTTTGAAAGTTGTGAAAGTATTTTATTTCTTGCTTTTTTAGAATTTATCTTTGCATTATCAAGCTTGCTAGTTTGTATTGGTAAGTTTATATCATTCCATAGCTCTAGATAGTCATCTGGAACAGATATTGTTTCAATATTTCCATATTTTTCATATAAATGTGAAAGATTTTTATCTTTTCTTAATACTATTTCAAAGTTTAAGCCAAGAGAGTTTGGTTCTGACGGTTGTGATATCATACAAAAACTTCTATTTGTTACTGTCAAAATATCGTATATGGGATTTTCTATCTTGTACTCAGCCTGAGAATCTTCATTGCCAACTCTACATTGAATAAATATAAATCCATCTATCTTTGTAACTCTTTCAATTTCTGATATTACATTTTTTATATCATATGCATATTCTAGACTATTTGTATAGACTATATCAAATGTGTTATCTTTGAAATCTATACAGTTCATATCACCTTCTTTTACTAGCGGAAGACTGGGAACTATATCTATCCCTATTACATCTTCAACACCTAACTGTTTAAATGCTTCGACTTCTTGTCCTGTTCTTGCGCCTACACATAAAACTTTCTTTGATGAATCTAGTGCTTGAGATATTTTTGAAATTTCACTTTTAAAATCTTGTAACTTTGTTTCCCATTCATCACCAAGCCACTTCTTTCTCTTTTCCGGATCGGAAGTCTTTTTCTTTTGAAATTCAACGTAGTCTTCATATGTTGAATGATGTCTATTTTTTATCATAATATTTTTTCCATTTGTTCATAATATTTTATTTTAGAATCATCTATTGTTTTAATATTATCTTCAGAAATATTTGAGAAATTACTAAAATCAAGCCTGGGCGGCTTGTATAACTCAACTGGTTCAAAATTCCACTCTTTTTCATGTATTATTTTCTTATTTAGAGAAGATATCTCTTTTGTACCTCCTGATGAAGAGCAAATAATATTACACCCTGATGCTGCAGCGTCTACTACAACGTTTGGACAATGATCCAGGTATGATAAATGAATAAAGGTACTACTTGATTTATACACACTTATCAAAGATTCCCATTTTAAATGACCAATATAAAATATTCTATTGTTTATAAGGTTTTCATATCCATAAAAGTCCTCTTTTGCTACACCCTTGCCGCAAATTAATAAAACAGTATTACTATCTGAATTCTCGATAAAGTATCTTATATTTTCATTTAGTCTTTTATGAGGTCTCCATGAAGATGCACATGACCAAACTTTTTTTCCTGGAAATGTTTGTGAAAAATCAGCTGGCTGTATTTTTTCAATATCTCTCATATCAGCTCTATTTACTATTACACTTGAATTTTTGTGTTCTCCAAACCACGACTCAATCAACAATTTATTAAACTGTGTCTGGAATACTACAGAGTCAGAGTGTAAATAGTTTGTCTTAACTATTGTGTTTAATAAATTAAAATCTTGAGCTTTGTTAAAGTATATTCCATCCAACCTTGTAATTCTTGGTGATATCTTTCTAATATTTGACTCTATTAAGCAAAATTCAATATCAGCATCACTAAGGCTGTTTGATATATTAAAATCTTTATAGTTTTTCAAATTTAAAAATAATCTTCTAGCAAATGAGTTTGGGCCGCTGTCAGATGTTGGGTTATAATTTATAGGATAAACATTCACAAAACTATCCTACCCAAGAAATCCTCGAGATCTTACAATATTTATTGTAGATATTTGATCAATTTCTTCATAGTTTCTATGCTGAATTGAAACAGAGTTAATATTATACAAATAGCAAACTTCATCAATATATTTCCAATTACTTGCTACATGCAACAAAGGAAGCATTAGTGCTTGATCATATCCCCTTTTAAACCATTCTCTATTGTGATCTTTAAAATTTAAATCACTTACCTTTTTTATAAGATTACTTTTAAATGTTCGTAAGTGTGATGATGACCACGGCCAGGCGTATGGATCAACATTTTGAGGTATTTCTTTCGATATGTTTAAATTATTTATATCCCATCTGTGCTTTGTCCACACAATATCACTATTGCTTTTATATGCTTTGATTAAAAGAGATACAGTGTTTTCATTACAAAGAGAGTCGTCGCCGTCTACTACTGCTATTATAGTATCATCTGAATCTTGAAACCTTCTTGCTGTTTCAACTATATTCTTTAGGGCATATTTTTTCTCACAGTTTTTTATTACTTCAATTTTTTTAGAATTTAATGATATTGCAGTATCAAATGTAGAATCTTCAGACATGTCATCTATTATTATTGCAGACCAGTTTTTATTATTCTGACAGCAAAGAGAGTCAAATAGTATTTTTAAGTTGCTTGATGCATTATAGCACGGTATTATAAAAACTACTTTCATTTGCTTAGCCAATACTTTATGCATTCAGGATGAATACTTTCTGAAACTTTTATGAATGGTGTCGGTTTTGAAAAATCAACTTTTGAATGAAATATCCACCCACCCATCTCATTTTCAAGCCTTTCTGATAGCTTAGATATTTCATCATCTGTTACATCTATCCACGGCTTGTTGAAAAACATATTGTTTTCTGGTAAATCCTCCTGTGCTATATTATAAAGACTTTGCCAATGCTTAGACCAGTAGTTTTTATATGTTTTAATTTTTCTTTCAAGATCATACCACGAGTAGTGAATCACAGGAGGTAGTGACATACATGTTGATGAAAACCAGTTTGTATATCTAGAAATACTATTTTCATCACCTGTCAGAGCTTGTATTCTTAAATTATGTACATCTTGTGAGTAAAAGCTTGTAAACGGTATAGGATCATATGTATCTGATCTTATGTAGTCGCATCCGTCTGTACCTTCTAGTGCATATAGCTTTCCATCTTCATCAAACATTCTTAAAGATGCTGGAATTCCATGTGTTATATGTGGTCTATTTCTAGAAAGCCTCCACTTCCACGGAGTTGAATCTATTCTTACCTTTCCATTGCTTCCCCAAAATTCAATGACTGGTAATGCTATTAAATCCATTCCTTTTGGAATTTTTCTAACAAGTTGTTTAATTTTATCATAGTCATTTTGATTTACAACCTCATCTGAATCTTGTTGCCAGCAAAGCTCTCCAGTACACATTGCTCGTGCAAGAGCCTTCTGAAGCCCATCAAATACGGCAAATCTACTGTCGCTCCAATCTCTATTTTGAATATGCAACAATATTTTATCATTTTTGTCAGATAGAGATCTAAGCTTGTCAATTGTTCCGTCTGTAGATCCTCCATCTACAATAACAACTTGATCACAAAATCCAAGCAAGGATTCTATGCATGCTTCAAATGGATAGTTTTGATCTATACAATTGTATGTAGTTGTGTATCCGCTTATTCCAGGCTGCCTAGATAGCTGTCTGTTGATCTCTGCCCAGAATCTTGATGGACCTGACATTAGCCAGTCTACTGTAGCACTCACATCATCTGTACTAAACCATGTCTCGTCCTTGTGCAATACATTATCATTTAGAATCATTTTACAGCCAAGCAGTTTTGCTTCAATTACTGTTCTTGGGCATGTATCACCTCCACGCGGTAAAAATACATAACCCTTAGACTCTGACATCTTTTTTAATATTTCTTTATGTGATACTCCAGAAACTATCTCATGTTCAAGGTTATTTTCATTGCAGTAAGCTATTGAGTCTTCTACACCCTTTATCCACGATGTGCTGCCTATTATTAAAAATCTTTCATTCTTTTTATTGTCTTGCAAGGAGGCAATAGTTTCAAAAAAATCACTTGAAAAAACTGAGCTAAGAATTGTTGATTTTTTATTATCTAGGAATGGAAATCTTGAAAAATATATGTCTCTTTGACTTTCTGACATCCAGAATATGTTTAGAGAGCCATGATAAAAAGCTGATATCATCTTTCCGTGCATTGAATTGTGACAATCACAATCTACATTCTTTGAAGCAAAATGCTTTTCTATAGATCTATATGAGCAAAACTTAAAATCATATTCTATAATTGAGTATTTTAAATTTGCAATTATAGCAGGTATTAAATTTGGATCCATTAGTGAAAAATTGGAAAAAATCCAGTGTTTATCAACTCCAGCAGACAATAGATCCATATTAATATCAGAAGATTTTATTTTAAAGACTTTTAAATCTCCCGAGCTATTTATAATCGCCTCTGTTGTTAGTTCTGCTCCGCCAAGATAATCTTCTGCAAACATATCAGCAACAAAAATAATATCACTACTATCAGGTATTATAATATTGCTATCCTCTTTTCCAAATGGGGAATTAAACATTTATGCCTCTTTTAAGCCTATTATAGACTATTAGTTACCACTAATATTATAGTGCATAAAGTGAAGTGTTTAAATCTATATTTATAATTTATCTAGACATTTCTATAAGTGAGTGTAGAGCCTGATTTTGTATGAAGTGTTTGGCCGAGGCCGCCCTGGACAGTAATTGTTGGGTTCGAACCAACTTGTACTATTATAGTGGCTGAGAATGGTATTTCGTTATTTGCCACTACAAGAAGTCCTGATTGCCACATGAGGCTGCCGAGTGTTCCGTTATCTTTGACCTTTATAATAGCCTCTGCGGTCTGGGCTGAAGATAACCTCAGGGTAAATGAAAGTTCCATAAATCGCTTGTCATGATTTGTACTAGTTACACTAAGAATTCCTGTACTGGGTGTTAGAATACAATTCTTAGATGTAATAACACTTCCAAAGGGTGTGCCGGAATCATAATAGTCTTCATCAAATACTGCATACTCTGTGTTAGCTGTGTTGGCGGATGTACCGACCTTATCAGCATGATCAGTAGTGTACATTGATAAGAGAGCTTGATCTCCCTCATATATTGCACCTGAGACAAATAGGTCACCGCTCATAAGAGCAGTACCTGCGCCCACTGCATTAATCCCATCCCTAGTCCCGGAAACGAAGAATGCAACATCCTGTCCAAGACCTGGCTTTTCGCTAGCTGCTGCTGTTACAAGTGAATTTACAATTGCACAATTTGTACCAGCATCTACTACAAACATACCTTGTAAAAGATTAGATTCAACCCTAAAGTCATAAGCAGACTCACCAGCATCATTTATTATAATTCCATTGCTACCATCTATGTCAAATACGTTGTGGAATGTAGAGTTGCTAGGCTGTGCAAAAACCTCGACAAATTTACCAGATGCAGAAGAATCTTCAGTTATGGTAAGTATATCACCAGGGCGGAATAATATATCATCGCCAGATTGTACAACAACGTCTCCAAAATTTCCGCGAATTCTAATATCATCAGAGGCAGATAAATAAAGATCCCCTGCGGTTTCATAAATTTGTGCATCAGGTGCATATGCACCGTCAGTATTTGTGTCCCATACAATCCTGCTTGTACTAGCAATATTAGGGCGGCTATTAAGGATAATTGAAACACTTTCGCCTGATT